CACCAGGTTGCCGAGCCCGTCGTCGAGGATGACCTGCGCGCCGTCGTCCACGGTCGTCACCGCGATGGCGACAGTGCCGGGGTGAACCGGCGTGCCGGTCAGCGGTGCCGTGCTGAGGTCGTAGTTGCCACCCGGCGACGACGCGACCAGCGTCTCCGGCGAAGGACCGGCCACGATCGCGTAGCGGAGCTGGAAGACCGTGTTCTCCCGGTAGACGGGAGCGGTCAGCGCGCCAGCCGCGATCTGGAAGGACGTGTCGGCTCCGTTGACCGTGCCGAGCGCGAACGGGCCGCTGCCGAGGTTGTCGAACTGGTTGCTGACCTTGGCGTAGAACAGCCGCAGGCTGCCGTCGAGCACCGGCGTCGTCGGGAGCGTCATCGCGAACGATGTCTCGATCCCGTCGACCGCCGGTGTTGGCGTCTGGCCCTCGTCGTCCTGCTGGGCATCGGCCGCGACGATCCGCAGCGTGTTGTCCAGGCAGGCGCCGGCCGAGAGCGTCCCCGAGAACTGCGTGTCGATGCCGTTGACCGATCCGCCGGCCACCAGCACCTCGTCCTCCTCGTATGAGGGGAGCAACCCGCTCGGCGTGCCGCCCGCGCCTTCGGTGATCTCCACCAGCTGGGAGGGCCGCCGGGGATCGGTGAGGACGGTGGTGACGTAGTCGGCCGCGTCCGGGTCGGTGAACTGGACCGCCTCGTAGGTCTCCTCGGAGACGAGGATCGAGGCGTCGAACTCCGAAGGACGGAGGACGAGCAGGTCGAACTTCCCCCACTGCTCGGCGCCGGCCGTCCGGTCGAGGAAGTTGCGGTTCCCTCGGATGTGGATCCGGGTCGTGTTCCCCCAGGTCCCCTCACCCTTCATGGTGAAGGTCCACTTGGTGGGGCCAGGCGACGCGTCGATGTTCGCCCACGCCGAGATGGCATCGGACGGAACCACACGGACGATGTAGGCCCGCTGTCCACCGTTCCCGAAGAAGCCCTGGATCCCGATCGGGACCAGACCTAATGACGAGATCTGGCCGAAGACCCGCTCGAACTCGACGGTCGAGCGGACCTCGACCGGCGTGTTGCTCGGTCCCTCGTCGGTCCATCCGACGAACGCCGCCTTCGCGGGAGAGATGCCCTCGGGGGCACGAGACGGCTCCTTCTCGAAGCCGTAGACACCTGGGCTGAGGATTTCGAGTTGGGCCACGGCGCTCTCCTAAGCTCTCTCTTGGCTGGTTGCGGACCGAGCCTACTTGGGCTCGTCGTCGAGGATCGCGATGGGAGTGTCATCCGCCCGCGCCGGCTTCGGCTTGGGCGACGGGGTCTTCTTGGGGGCCGGGAGTGGCCTCGGCTTGACGGCGGTCGCCACCTTCGTCGCCCGCAGGGCATTGGCCTCGCGATCCGACAGCTGACGGAGCCGCTTCGCTCGCAGCCCGCGCACGACGCCCTTGTTCGAGGGACTGGCCTCGAAGATCTGGCCGGGCCGATGTGCCTTCGTCACGCCTCCGGGAAAGTCCACCATCCACGGACCGCGCCCGGTGACCTGGTAGTACTGAGTCCTCATTCGTCACTCCCTATGGCGGTAACCCGCTTCATCGGCTGTCCGTCGCCGTAGAGGCCGCCGCCTCCCGGATCGGGACCAGGGTTGTTCGGATCAACCGGCTCGATTGGATCAGGCTGCGTTCCTCCGACGAATCCCGGGACGACCGTGGGCACCTTGTCGAGCGTCAGTTCCCCTTCGACGCGAAGTGACAGGCTGAGCCCACACACCCGATCGACGAGCGAGTTGATCTCCGTGAGATCCGCTGTCCCCTCCTGAAACGTATGGTAGACGCGCTCGACTCCGAGGCCGTCGACCACCGTGACTTCACCATAGAGAGGATACCGAACCATCACCATCTGGAGAAGCACCTGGGCGACAGTCCGGTGCCGGCTCCAGCACTCGACCGTGTACGTGAAGTCGTAGGGCCACTCCCGCTCCTTGATCTCGTAGTGAGACCAGCCGAGATCTTGGCCAACCGAGATCCGTACGGCACCTTCGGCCGGCAGGCGGTAAGAGAGCGTCGGCGACCAGACGCGCTGCTGGGATGGTGTCACGTCGTCGCGAATGACGAGAACGCAGGGAAGCTCCCACTCCTGGTCGGTGGGCTCCGACTGCTTGAACCCGACTAACGCGCGCTCGATCTTGATCGGCGCGTCGTTGCTGTTCGCGGGCTCAACGAAGACGCCGTCGAGCGGTAGGTAGTACTGATTCTTCTCCGCGTCGAGCTGCGCGCCGAGACCCTCAACGATCCCCTGATCGTAATCGATCAGGTCGATGTGGCCGGTCCGGTGTCCGAACTCGAGCGACGGCATGGGCACATTCTACGGTGGAGGGCCGCTGGCCGCCATAAACTACAGCCAGCTCTCGTCCCGTCGTTTCTCCAGCCGCTTTCGCAGGCTATCGGCCAGTTTGTCCACCTCATCCAGCCGACCGCCGGCCAGCGCTTCCCTGATCTCTCGGCCAGCATTGGCAACCCACGCCGGGGCCTGGTTCTTCGCCGATCTGGCCGTCTTCAGCCAGTGCGGAACTCGCGGGAACCCGCCCAGACCGTGCTCCAGACGCATCTGGAGGAACACGAGATCGATGAAGACCTTGCCGTTGATCGAGGGCTTCACACCGTCGGTCACCGTCGCGCCGAGCTGCGTGATCTTGTTCACGACGTCAGCGTAGACCTCGCGTAGACGTCGGCGATGACCGTCCATCTCGGTTACGGAAGCCGGCCGAACCTCGGCCTCAGCTGGGATACCACCCGAGACTGGCGGAAGCATGTCCACGGTCCACGGATTGTGCTTCGCCAGCTCGGCCGCGATCGGGCTCGATCCACCGATCTTGATCTGAGTGCTCTCGGCCGGGACCGTGGTGAGTGTCGTCCTCGAAAGTCCGGCGATGGCCCACTCGTCCTTGCTGTCGATCTCGAGGTACTGGATCGCATCACGGTAGAGATCGAGCCACTTCTCGCCTCTCGGGATCCGCTTTCTCACATCCTCCTGAATGCCCTGGGCGATGGCGCGACCCGCGACCGTGCCCGCAGCTCGGACGCGCTTCATCACGTCTCGCTGGAGGTTCTTGGGTAGCTTCCCTGTCGTCGTAACCTTAATGAACTTAGCCATTTACGCTCTCGGCGGCGGCGAGTCCGGCGAGAGGTCACCAGGCGTTGTATCGCCAGTCGACCCGTCCGGCGGCGACTCTGAGAGCTTCCGCTCGGCGATCTTGCGCTGCGGCTCGTACTTGGAGGACTTCACGAGGATCATCTTGTAGGCGGTGAAGAAGCCGTCGCCGCCGAACCGGCCTCCCTCGCTGTCTCGGTCGACGTCCTCCACGTCCATGTACATGTCGAGCCCTTTGGTGAAGCGGACGACGTCGCCAGGACGCGGCTGGAGGTTCCATTCCCGGTCGCACAGCACTCGCGCGAGGTAGAAGTCGCACCGGCGGACGTAGATCACGCCGCGCTCGTCTGGCTCCTGCTCGTGCTCGACGTTGTCCACTCGCCCGCGAACGAGGATCGGCTGCATGTAGGGCCAGTCAGGCTGGATCTCCCGCTTGGCGGAGTCGATCCGGCTCTTGATGATCACGCGCTCGCCGTAGAGCGCGAGACCGGCGTGCTTCTTCCTGGCGAACGGATCGTCGGGCTGTGTCTCCGGCGTCGCGAGCTTGCTCCGGTGGCCCGCGTTCGACAGCGGGTGATCGCCATCGATCCGCCTGTTCTGATCCTCGAGCACGTAGTAGTAGGCGTTCACCCCGCGCAGGCGAGTGAGCTGGCGCGAGATGAAGTCGGCGTACGCCTTGTTGCGCGTGCCGTAGAACGTGTCGGGAACACCAGCCACGCCGCTGGTGCCGGGGAGGGCCTTGAACTGGCCGTACTCGTAATCCGGTGGGGTGGGCGGTCGCACATCAGCCACGGTTCACCTCCCGCCAGCTCTGCGAGTACTTCTCGGGCGCGTCCTCGTAGAGCCCCCTGGCCCAACCGCGCAGCTTCCTGGCCTTGACCGTGAACTTGACGATCGGAGGAGGCCGCTTGCCGCCCCGCCGCTTCCTGTGCCGGAGCGGCTGCCGCTCACGCATGAACATCTCGCGCTCTCGCTGCTTCCCCCTGTGGGTCAGCTGAACGCGGCTCTCGTCCCGACCATGCGGCTTGATCCGGGCCTCGGAGCCGTCCCGCTTGGGTCCGGCCGTGAGCAGGCCCCACGTGACGACGTTGAACGCCTTGATGAAGTCGTCCTCGGTCGGATCGTTGCCAGACGCCTCACGCATGATGTGCGAGTACATCCCCGAGATCACCAGCGGCGGGAGGCTGTCAGGGTCTCGGATCGCGACGTAGGGGTCGAACTTCTTCTGCGGTTCGTGGGCCATCGGCTACCCGGTGATGATCGGAACGGCGCGCTTCCAGTTGAGGATGTCCTGGTTGAGCTTCTCGATGAGCGTCTCGGCGTTGGACATGAGGTCGGTGCCGTTCATGGTCCGGTCACCGGCGATCGACGGCCACGAGTCGACGGTCATGCGGATGTTCCCCAGCGTGCCCATCGCCTCGGCCAGGAGTTTCCGGCGGAAGAAGCCGGACTCTTGCGGGTCGAGCTGGCGAGCATCGACGGTCCACGTGTGCACGGTCACCAGCGCGGTGGTCAGCCCGGAGCTGACGGATGATGGTGGCGGCATGATCTCGAGAGTGCGCGTTTCCTTCGTCCACTCCCAGTCCCGGTCGGTCGAGAAGATCCGGCCAATCTCCTCGAGATACTGGAGACGCTGCACGAGGTCCGAGTAGGGCAGCGGCGCGACGTTCGGGTTCGTCCACTGGCCGAACAGGAGGCTGAAGTAGGTGTAGCTGAACTGGTCGGCGTCGAGCGTCGGCAGCTGGTAGTTCGGGTAGTCGACCCGGATCACCTCGATGACGTCGGGCGGCATGAGGTAAGAGGTCTGCCCGTTGGCCAAGGGAATCTGGAGCACCTTCTTGACACCGACTCGTTCAGCGTACCAGCGCCGGGTCTCGTCCATGCAGTCGTCGTAGTGCGTCTCGCCTGGCGGGAACGGCTGGTCGGTGAGCGGGTCGATGTCGCCGGGCGAGGTCAGCTCGATGTCGATGATGCCTCCGCCGAGCTTGCGAAGCACCCATCGCCAGTGCTCCTCCTCGCTCTTCCCCTGGCCGGAGATCGCCGGGAGGTCATCTGGTGCAGGAGGCTCGGGCGCTACGGTCATGGCTGCTCCTGGGTCCACCACCATCCTAACGTGCGGCGCAGAGCTAGACCACAGAGCTACTTAGGGAAAACCTGTGAGAACGGGCAGTGGGGTTGTTGAGAGGGTAGAAGGAGAGAACATGACCCTCACAGACCCCAACCTGATCGAGATCCGCGACCTGTGCGCGGACCTCGCAGACGACCGCACTGGGGCTGACTGCCACGGTCTCGTCTTTCACATCAACAGGTGGCTGTTCGTGGACAACCGGTGCGTTGGCAGGCTCTTTCTCCGCACCATCGGCCGCGCCGCCGCCAAGCACCGCTCGCGCACCTTCAAGCTGACCGGTCGCGTACCGGTCGCGGAGAGGATCGCCAAGGCTGCCCACAAGATCACCGAGGAGACCAAGGGGACGATCAGTGAAGGGTAAGAGGGCAAGCTACCACGAGGCAGTCGCCTGGATCAGCCACAACGACGAGGCTGGCAGCGACGACGCCCTCAACATGGAGTGGGTCTCATGCTACGTGACGGTCTGCTTGATCGCCGACATCTTCGGTAAGACGTCAGAGGAGGTCGCGAAGGCCGTGATCCGTCACCGCAAGAAGTGGAAGGCGAATGACTGACCGAGACATCCTGAAGACGATCCGCTCGGCAAGGAAGTGGATCGCCCACTACAAGCCGTTCCACAAGGAGCCGAGCTGCGCGAAGAAGCTGCGCTCGTGGCGGCGTAGGCTGAGGATCACGCTGGCCGAGGCCGATGCCCGCCAGCTCGACGTACCTCCCGACCCCTACGCTCCACCACCGCCTCCGCCACCTCCGCCGCCGCCCCCCACGGAGGAAGAGATCAAGGCGAAGCACCTGGCCGAGCTGCGCGGCACCCGCTTCCTGGCCGACTGGTCGGTCTGCAAGGGGACGACCGCCTGGGCCGCCTGGGGCAGCTCCGGCTGGTCGGCCGTCACGATCATCACCCCGGCCCGCGTCTGGGCCACGGCGAAGCGCGTAGACGCCCGATCTGGCGAGCCCGTGACCAAGAAGACGGCCCACGTGCGAATGGACCGCCTGGTGCGCCGAGACGCGTCCCTGGGCGGCAAGGACAAGCCGGCCCTGCTCCCGAGCGAGGTCTTCCCGGAGGAGGAAGACGAGGAGACCGAGCCGGCCGAACCCGAGCCCATCGATGAGCGGGACCCGGAGGTTACCGAGGCCGTGCAGAAGCGTCTGCCGGCACTGCTCGACATGATCGACGACGACGCGACGGTCGACGACTGGTAGTTAGCAGTCCGCGAGTCGACCGAGCCCGGTCACCGGGTCAGTGATCTCTAGTTCATAAAACGGCACGATCGGGTCGCCGCCGCCGCGAACCCAACGGAGACGAGCGCAGATCATCTCGTCATCTTCGTTGAAGAAGATGTCCTCCACCTGTCCAAGACGGCCTGATCGGTCGGTCACCAGGTCGCCGGGATAGATGTGCTCGTGCTCGTGGGCACCGGTACCGCCGGTGGCCGCAGTCATGCGGTGCTGGCCGTCCATCAGCAGTCCACCGGGAGTCATATGCGAGGAAGTCGACCAATTCCCCAGCTTGAGACGCTCCTTGTAGATGGCTACGACCAGTGGATGAGGCTCCCTGCTAGACATTTGATTCTCCTCGGGTCAGTTCTACCCGGGTCTTCCGACAGTCGGAGCTGAACCCTGGGTAGAACGTCACCATGAGCGAGCTGGAAATCGGTACCGAGGTCTACTGGCACGACAAGAACGGCGTCCGCCAGCGCGGCCGGGTCTGCGCTGACGGCGCCTCTCAGGTGGTCCGGCCCTACGACGCGATCGGCCGGCTCCAGCTCGAGAAGCACGTGCCCGTCAGCCCGCTCATGAAACTCGCGTCAGGTGTCGATCAGCTGGCGGAACTGGCTCCGATCGTCATGCACCTGTCCCACCTGATCGAGCAGTACGAGGGTGGCCGTGGCGCCCCCAAGTCGACCTACTGCGGCGACTGGAAGATCGACATCAGCACCAGGCCGTGGACGCTCCACAGTCCGAAGACCACCGTGGACCCGGTTCGCGTGCACCAGCGCGGGCTCTGCTCCGACGAGCTGTGGAAGAATCTGATCGAGGACACCGCGCTGGCCCTGGACCGCAGCGACCGCAGCGAGCCGCTCGCGGACCGCGAGCTGCCGGACGAAGCCTACGAGAAGGCCGCCGAGCTGAAGCTGTGCCGTCGCTGCTTCCGCGCGGCGGTGATGGAGCGCACGTGGCCGCTCGAGCCGGCGCGGCTGTCCGAGGAGGCGCTACGCGAGTTCGTGCTCGGCTTCCTCGACGGCAGCGTCTACTCGGATCGGCACATTCCGTCCTGGGAGATGGTGGCTCGGGCTGAATCCCCAGAAGAGATCCAGCGCGCGCAGGAGCGGTGGGGACGGGACACCTCGATGGTCTTCATGTGCCTGATGCTCGGTCCGCCGCCGCCGAAGGACTACGCGGAGAAGGTCGCGGTCGTGTGGGAGTGGTTCAGCAAGGCCGGCCCGCGCTCGATCAACGGAATGCCGGGGTTCTTCTCGCACCACTTCATGCACATCGACGACTGGAAGCGCGCGGCTCCCGCGATCGACCGGGAGCTGGAGCGCCGGCGGGAGTTCGAGATCTAGGAGAGCCGGGTAGAACGTCGATGCGACCAGGAGGCGAAGCGTGGGAGCAGCGCGAAGACGAAACCCCAAGGTAGCCGCAGCCAGGAAAGGGAAGCCGCCGCCCAAGGCCACCGGCAACTGCCGGAACTACAGGTACGGCGCGCACGAGCCGATCGCCAATCTGGACAAGGTGCTCGATGAGATGCGCGGTGCTCACGACCTGCGCAACGTGCTGACGTGCATCAACCGAGCCCGAAGCGAGATGATCACGGCCGCGCTCGGCGAGCACCAGTCGTACAAGAAAGCCACTGCTGATCTGGCGGCTCTGCACCAGCGGCGCGACAAACTGGAGGCGCAGATCCGGCAACAGAACAGCGCCAGCCGCAAACGGCTGGGGCGACACTCCCCGCTGTCTTCGGAACTCGACACCGTTCGCAAGAGGATCGACGAGGGCAGGACCGCTCTCAAGAAACTCCGCAGGAAGCTCCTCAAGAAAGACCCCGCGCTGAAAGCGGTTGTCGAGGCCGCTGACGACATGGCGAAGAGGGAGACGACTCGCGCGGAAGATGCCTGCGGGCTCTACTGGTGCACCCGAAACGAGCAGACCGGCAAACGCGCCAAGCTGCGCCGCTTCAAGAAGTGGCGCGACAGCGAAGCGACCATCAGCGTTCAGATCCCAGGGGGGTTGACCGTTGAGCAGCTGCTTGGCGGCGAGAACAACCAAGCGCGCCTGGAGCTGCGCCCGGAAGGCGTATGGGTCCAGGGGGCGAGGAAGCGCAAGGTCGAGCCGGCCGAGGCCGCGAGGAACAAACTCAGACTCGACGAAGACGGCTACCCCATGCGCAAGCTGGGGACCGCCATCCTGCATCTCCGGTGCATGTCAGACGAGGACGGCAAGCCGATTTGGGCCGAGGTGCCGATCACCTACCATCGCGAGATCCCCGCCGATGCCAAGATCAAGCGGTGCTACTTGCACCGATTCCGGGTCGGCAACCGCTACCACTGGTCTGTACGCTTCTCGCTGGAGCGGGGGAAGAAAGGCGACGACTCCTGGCTGCACCCGCGCGTCGCCACGACCGGCACGGCCGCGATCGACATCGGCTGGCGATGGTTCCCCGATCGCCTACGCGTCGCCGTGTGGGCCGGATCGGACGGAGCCGAGGGCGAGCTGTGCTTGCCCAAGTGGTGGCTGGACGAGATGTACTCCGTCCGGCTCGACCAGCGGGAGCGCGACGTGCTGTTCAACGAGATCGTATCCCTGGTCCTGCCGTGGTTCCGATCGCGGCGCGGGGAGCTGTCCGACTACGTCGTACAGGCGATCAAGACGATGCACTCGTGGCGCGACAAGGGAAGGCTGGCCGCGCTCTCCATGCGCTGGCGCGATGATCTGGCCGCCGATCCGGGCGCCAACCCGGCTCACGTCGCCATGTCCATCCGCCTGGAGGAGTGGCGTAAGCGCGACAAGCACATCTGGTGCGAGGAGGTGAACCTCCGCAGCCAGCTCCAGGGCTCGCGCAAGGATCTCTACCGGCGATTTGCCGCGATGCTCACCAGCCGCTACGGCCGAATCGTGGTCGAGGAGTTTGACCTGAGTGCGGTCCAGAAGCTCCCGCCGGCCTCGATCGATGACGGCACCTACTCCAGGGTCAAGAGGCACAAGGGAGACGCGGCGTGCTCGCACCTGGTCGGCGCGCTCAAGGATGCGGCGCGGCAGCTGGACAAGAAGAACCCGAAGTGGACGACCAAGCGGTGCCACGTCTGCGGGAAGACCGAGAGGAAGTGGGAGAACCCCGGTGAGCTGGAGCACACGTGCAAGCACTGCGGAGTGCTCTGGGATCGGGACGTGAACGCGGCCCGGAACATTCTCGCCGCGAGCGGCGTGGCGGTTGACTGGACCCGGCCACCGCTCGCGCCAGCCGCCCGAATGACTTATCCACAGGTAGAGAACCGCGAGATGCGTCGATCGCGGCGCAGGAAGGAGGCGCTCGAAACGACGCGTGCAAGCGGTGATCGACAGACGGCTTAGGAGAGATGCTCTCGCGGTCCCATCGGAACGGGTTGTGGTTCCGACAACGTGGACTGGGAACGCTTCTACAGAGCCTTCGCTCTCGCGGTCCCATCGGAACGGGTTGTGGTTCCGACACGCACCAGAGTCCCTTCCCGGCCCGCCGCGCTCCACTCGCGGTCCCATCGGAACGGGTTTGTGGTTCCGACACAGGTAAATGCAGGTCCCCAGGTGCTTGTGGCTCGCGGTCCCATCGGAACGGGTTGTGGTTCCGACACAGGTAAATGCAGGTCCCCAGGTGCTTGTGGCTCGCGGTCCCATCGGAACGGGTTGTGGTTCCGACGTAGCAGAAGTAGTCGCCGATCTCGACCTCCACCACGTCCTCGCGGTCCCATCGGAACGGGTTTGTGGTTCCGACAGATTCATGTAGGCGGGCGGTAAGGCGGCTACCTCCGCATCGCCGCCGCCCGCTTCGGAACCCGCGCCCTGATGCAGAAAGGGCGACGACCGAAGTCGCCGCCCCCTCCGCTGACAGCTGGTCTAGCCCGAGGGCTAGAGCAAATTGTCCACTTCCACGCGCGCGAAGAACTCCGCCCGGGTGAGCGTGATCTTGTGGCGCGTACGGACCGCGCGACGGAGGCTCAGGTCATTCGGGTCGATGAAGTTCGGGGTGATCTCCATCGGGATGTACGGGCTGTAGATGAGCCCGGTGTCGAGGATGCTCGGCCCCTGGTATCCCATGAGGATCTGGTTGGCCGGGAAGAGCGGATCGACGAAGATCAGCCACTTCCTCTTGAGCACGCCCTGCTTGAGGATCCCGCCCTGGTAGACGTGACCCTCCTCGACGGCCGAGAAGCCATCGATGTTGTCGAGGAGGCTGGCGACCTCCGACGACGTGATCGCCCAGTTGCAGGGCGCCCGCTGCGTGCGACGGTGCACGATGTGGGAGGCGCGGGACATGCGGATCACGAGCGACTTGAGGTGCTCGGGATCGCTGACGCCCGAGGGCGTCGCCCGGTCCCACTTGACGACGGCGATCGGCTCGACGGCGTTGAGCGCGGTACCCGCGATCTCGCGGTCGATCTCCGCCACCATCTCGTCGGACATCTGCGCGACCAGGTCGGCGTCGATGTCGCGACCCCACAGCGCGCGGAGGTCGTCCGCCGCCTCGACGCTGGCGAGGCTCTTGAGCTTGCGGCTCTCGGCCTCGATGCTCTTGATCTGGATGTCCAGCTGGACCTCCGGGATCCGAGCGTTCAGCTCGTTGTCGTAGCGGTACTCGACCGTGATGACGTCACCGGACGCCGGCGCGGTGCCGAACGTGAGCGACATCTGGCCCGACGCGTAGTTGACCGTGCCAGCGCCGCCGGCCATCAGCGTGCCGGCGACGACGGTGAACGCGCCCGCGCCGTTGTCGGTCGCGTTGACGGTACCGTTCACCTTCACGACGACGGTGGCCTGCCGGGGGCGGGGCCACGCGAGGTTGCGGGAGAAGACGACCGTGCCGCCGTCGCCGGTCCCGAACGGCTCGCCGTCCACGAAGTTGGAGCTGTACCACTTGTTCAGCACCTTGTTCATCTCGGTCATGGCGGCGACGGAACCCTTGTCCGACGCGTACCGTGGCCGGTAGAACGCGATGCCGCCGATCGGGCCGGTCATCGGCTGGACCGACGCGATCTGCGTCGCGACCAGGCGGATGGCGGTCCTGCGGATGACGGGCAGGACGTACTTCATGAACGGCCCGACCGAGAGAGCGCGAGTCTCCTCGTTGAGCCGCTTGAGGTGACGAACCTCCTGCTCGATCATCAGGGCCGTCAGACCCCGCACGTAGTTGACGTGGGCCGGCGCGTAGCCCGGACCCATCTCCTCGTTGAGACCCCGGAGCATCTTGTGCCACTTGCGCACGTACCGGCTGACGGCCGGCTCGTCCGCGATGGCAGTCGACTCTCCGAGGTTCTCGGCTAACAGTCCTCGAGCCGTGAACATCGGCTACCTCCTCTAGTGCCGGTGCATCCGCCCGGCCAGTCGCTCTTGCTCGACCAGCGACGTCCCCAGGAACGCCAAGTCCTGGGATGCTGCGTCGCCGGCGAGAAGTTCTGCTTGTTCGCTCTCCTCGAACGCTCGCCGCTCGTCCTCGGTGATGTGCTCGCGGCCGGCGCTCATGGACCTGCGCACGCGCTCCATGGGACCGCCGGGCTCCTGCGCCCGGATCTCCGACCGAGACGCGGCGGCGTCGATCTCCCTGGTGGAGGTCAGCTCGTCGTTGCGAACGTCCTCCATGATCGACTCACGGTTCGGGTGACCGATCGTCCGGTCGCTCGCGTATGCCAGGAGCTTGGCCCTGGTGCCGGCCGTGACAGCCCGCTCGAGCATGTCGGCCTGCTCCTCGATCCGCGCCCGCGCGTCCCGGACCTCCTCGTCCTTGCTCTCGAGAGCGGACGTCAGACGCTCCTCCAGGGCCTCGAACCTCTTGGTGACCTCGGACCGGTAGCGCTTCTCACGCGCCTCTGCCTGGGCGAGCGCGTACTCGGCCTCGGACGCCCTCTCCTCCGCGAGGCGGATCGCGGTCCCGGCCTCCTCGTTCGCGGCGGTCTTCGCCGACATCTGTGCTTCCTCGATCGAGGTCAGCGCTGACTCGACTCTTGTCTTCAGCTCCTCGGCGGTGTTGCACGCAGCGATGTCGCCGATCAGGTCGCGGACGCTCTCTCGATCCTCGCGTCCGCCGATCATCTGCTCCACGTAGAGCTGGAACGCCAGCTGGCGTGTCTTCTCCTCGACGTGCACGACGCGAGACTCCGCGTCCTTGGCCTTCTGCTCCTGCTCGTCCGCTGCCCGGGACAGCTCCTCGATCTTGGCATCCTTCTCGTCCAAGACCTTCTTCTCGTCGGGCGACGGGGCGTAGGGGTTGACCATCTCGGCGATCTTCTTGAGCGCCAGCTTCGCGCCGGCCGTCTCGGGATCGCTCGCGAAGTCGCTGCGGACCTCCTCCTCGACCTTCGTGCGCATCTCGGCCAGCGCGCGGACGAGCTTGGCCGCGAAGTCCTCGCGCAGCTCGTCGATCGCCTTCTTGTAGATCTCCTCCTTTTGGGACTCGACCTCACCGTTGATCCGGTCGTCGGTGTCCTCGGCCGCAGTCTCCGAGGCCACCCGCATCGCGTGCTGCTCGATCACGCGAACCGCGTCCGGGAAGTGCTGGCGCAGCATCGTCTCGGTGACCTCCTTCGGGTCCACCACGAGCTTGCCGGTGGGCTTGCCCTCGCCGTCCGTGTCCTCGGAGATCACGGACGGATAGGCGTCGTGGCAGGCCGGATCGGCCACGAAGTCCCACGTGTTGAGCTTGAAGTCCTCGCCGACCATGTCCCAGCCCCGGGGGCCGGTGGACGTGGAGCCCATGCCCCGGCTGGACATGCCGATGGCCGCACCCCGCCGCAGGAACGCGGCGAGGTTGCGACCCGCGTCGGCCTCCTCGACGACCTCGAACTTGCCGTTGATCGTCCCGTCGTCCTCGATCCAGAGACCGCGAACGATGCAGCCGCCCTCCCGGATCCGGCTGTTGTGGTTGACGGTGAAGTCGCCCAGCAGGAACCGGCCGTCGCCGTCCAGCTCGAATCCGGCGTAGTCGCCAGTTCCGATGGACGTGACGATGAACCCGGTCCTGAGCGCATCCTTTCGCTGCTCGCGCGGCTCGGCCTTCTTGCGCTCCAGACGGGTCGGGATCTGCTCCACGTCGCCCCAGATGGTGAGCGTGTGGTAGTCGTCGCTGTAGCCCTGCACCTTGCGCGTGGAGAGCACGGCCTGGAGGCCGAGCGACTTGGCGATCCGGTGCGCGGCCTGCGCATAGTCGGCGCGCTTCTGGGTGATGTAGAAGCAGTTGTGCTGGAGATGACCGTCGGTGTCGATCAGCCCAGCAAGGAACTGGAGACGGGTCTCGCGGCTCCCGCGCACAATCGCGGTCGGGATCTCCACGTTGGTACCCACCATGTCGCGCATCGCGCGCAGCAGCCGGTTGTCTTGGCCGCGACCGGCGGTCAGGTGGATCGTGACGGCCTCGGTCCCGGTGGTCTTGCGCCACTCGTTCGTGGACAGCTCCCACCGTGCGGCGGTGTCCTCGCAGAGCTGCTTGATCTCGTCATCGATGGTCGTGATCGAGATGTCACCAATCCTGGGCGCACCGGCCTTGTTCTCGCGCAGGGTCTTGCCACCGTCACCGAACCAGACGCCGAGGAAGTAGGGATCGACCTTCGGTTCGGGCAGCTCGTCCTCGAACCGCTCGACGCCGGTGCTGAACAGCTTGTAGCGGCTCTTGTAGTAGATGCTCTTGTCGAGATAGTCCTCGACCGGGATGTCCACGATCTCGCCGCTGGACGTGTGAACCAGCGTCAGTACGTGCTTGTCGTTGCAGACCCACGGATCGCCCTTCGCCGGGTCGATCCGGTAGAGCTGGCCGGTGCCGGAGGTTGTCGCCAGCACCGTGCGCGCCTTGCCGTCCGGCCCCATGAGTCGGTCGCCAGCGACGATCTGCTCGACCGGGAGCACGCGACCGTCGGCCATGAGGACCGGAGTCCCCAGGCCGAGGCACTTGCCGTCCCCGGGATGGTCGACCGCGCCGATGACGCTCCCCTGCTCGATCCGGGGCTGGAGTCTTCCGATCTCCCTCTCCATGACCGAGCGGGGGTAGACGCGGTTGTTGGCCGTCGGCTTGTCCACGTGGCCGATCTTGCCTTCGACCACGAGCTTGCCACCGTCCCTCCCTTCGAGGATCTGCATCCTCATGGGCGGACCGTAGTGGTCGACCAGCACGCGCCTGTTCGTCGTCATCGGTGTCTCCGTAAGGCTGGATGGTTGGGTGAGTAATCTACCGGTTCAGCTGAGTGGGCCGGGTAGCCTACTCGATCCCCTTCATCGCCTCCATCGCGTCGTCCAGGTCTGCCGCGAGCGCCCGCAGGTCGTCGGCCGCGTCGTTGATGTCCGCCTCGCCCTCGGCGATCCGCTGGGCGACGGCCGCCGAGTCCTCGGCGATCGACTCGAGGTGCCGGCCCATCGCCACGCGGGGGTCGTCCTCCTTGTCCTCCTCGTCGAGCGTCTCGTCCTCGTTGACCTCCTCAGCGATCCGCTCGTAGAAGGTCGTGGACGTCTCGTAGATGCTCCTGAGACCGTCGATCAGCTCCTCGGCGGCCGAGTCGTCGCTCTGGACGGCCTCGCGCAGGTCGTTGAGGTTCTGGACCAGCTCGGAGATCGGGTTGCCCTGGGTCTCCACGTCGGCGGCCATCTTCTTGCCCTTGATCCTGGCCTTGACGTCCATCGCCGTCACGCCCTGCTGCGCCTTGAGCCGCTTCTTGAGCGCCTTGCGCATCCTGGGGCTCGCCGACCGCATCTTCTTGCGGAACTCGGCCCTGGCCTGGGCGCCGGCCTTGAACTCGTGGCCGCCGATCATCATCCGACCACGCTTGGCTGCCTTGAAGGTCGACTTCTTCATCTTGCCGCGCTTGAGCAGCCGGCCCTTCTTGCGCCGGGCCTTCCTGAGCGCTCTCAGCGCACCGGCCCGCTTGGACGCCTCGTCGAGGACCCCGTCGGTGATGCACTCGTACGCCTCGATCACGCCGACCAGGTCGTCGTAGGACGGCGCGTCGTCGTCCTCGGTCATCGCCTGGAGGCCGTCGTAGAAGAACCCGAGCACCTCGGCGGCGGCCTCCATCTTGGGGTCGTCGATCTCCTCGTCCTCGTCCTTCTCCTCCTCGTCCTCGTCCTCGTCCTCGTCCTCTTCCTCGTCCACGCTCGACTCGAGCGCCTCGATGAAGACGTCCACGAACTCGTCGCTCTCGAGCGCCTCGTCGACCTGGTCCTCGTCCAGCTCGAGCGTCTCCATGAACTCGCCGACCGCCTCGAAGAACTCGTCCTCGTCGATCTCGATCTCCTCGTCCTCGTCCTCGGCGCGGACGTCGACCTCGGTCCTGGGAGTCTCATCGTCGTACTCCCGACCCTCGGTCTGCTCCTCCTGGCCCTCGTCCTCGTCCTCGTCCTCGTCGTCACCGCCCTTGGACGACGGGCAAGCATCGGCCTCGGCGAGAAGGTGGCCCATTCCGAGAGCCTGGAGATCCTCCTCGATCGTGGTCTGGGGTCCGTGGTCTCCCAGCATCATGGTCCTACTCCTTCGTTTCGTTCGCGTTGTCTTGCTCGGCCAGGCTCGAGAGGAACTTGGCTCCCATCAGAAGGTGGCTCGCCATACTGGACACGCCCTCGTAGACGCCGGCCAGCTCGGCCTCGTCATCGCGGCTCGCAGCATCGAGCGCCTGGATGGCGTACTTCATGTCCGCCGCGATGTCCCGAGCGGCCTCCTCGATCTCCTTCGAGGTACCCTCGGCCTTGGAGAGCAGCTGGATCGACTCGGCCGTGCTCTTGGCGGCCGTGGTCAGCGCTGCCCGGAGATCATCGACGCTCCCCGGCAGGTCGTGAGCGCGAGGGGCGGGGATCTCGATCTGTGCGTCCTCGCCGACTCCCTCGCGCACGACCTTGTGCCACCAGGCGTCCCGCTGGATGGAACGCTTGGACACCTCGGTCGCGACCTGCTCGCCGAGATCGCCTTTGTAGTTGAGCGCATTGGCGATGCCCGCAACCAGCGGTATCGCCGCGTCGTAGTCGTCCGCCAGGATCATGGAGACAGCCGCCTTGGCCGTTTCCATGACCTCGGCTCCGACGTCCCCCACCTTGTCGGGGATGTCGAAGACCTCCACCTCGCCCAACTCGATCTTGCCGTCCTCTTCCTCGATCCGCACGCGCATCAGGATGCCGTTCTTCTCGGCGAGCGCGTGGTGAGGATACGTCGCGAGGAGCTGAGCCGGTCCGGCTGCCCACTCGGAGCTGGCTAACGCCTCCGCAATACGATCACGTCGGAACTCGAGCGACCCCTCTCGCAGATGGGAGAGAACATCCTCGGCCTGCCTCACGTTCCGCAGGAGACTGATGATGGCTGCATCCTTCACGGCGGGATCTCCCTCCCTAACTTTCTACGGTCTACATCTATCCTGCGCAACTAGGTTTGCGCCTACTGACCGTGGAATCTTCGGGTCATCGCGAGCAGCTCCTTCCGGGAGAACTTCCCGGATGGCGGAGCGGACATGCTGCCGCCGTTGGTTCGGCGCAGCAGGCCACGGACCTCCTCGAAGAACGCGCGCCGCTCGTGCTCGCGCCTGGCGAAGCCTTTGTCGCCCTCCAACAGACGATTGAGCTTGTCCGAGATCTCGGAGTGCCGGCGGCTCGACTCCCTGTACTTCCATTCCTCGAGACGTCGCTCGTAGTCGTAGCGCTTCCACTCCTCTGGCGTCGGTTTCTTCCCCTTGCCGACCGCCGGGGCCTTGGGCTTGGGCGACGGCTTGGGCGCCGGCTTAGGGGTTCCCTCCTCCTCCTCCGGCGGCGCTTTCTCTGGCGCCTCCTCCGGCGGAGCCTCCTCCGGCTCTTCCTCCCCGCCCGGCGGCGGGGCCTCTGGCGGCCCGCCCTGGCCGCCGCCCATCGCGTAGCTGGGCAGATCGCCGGCCTGCTCCTCCTCGGAGTCCTTCTTCTGTTGCTTCTCGATCTCCTTGATCTCCTCCTCGGAGAACTTGAGGATGTTCTCCTGGATCCAGCGGGTGCTCACCCACGGCTGAATCCGGCTCGCGTAGTCAGCTGCCGCGTTCATGGTCTCGTAGGCCGCCAGCTCCCAGATCCCCGAGGGCACGGTCATCTCGATCGTGAACTCGGGCTTCCAGGGATCGCGCACGCCGCGAGCGGCCAGGTGCGTGCGAATGACCCTCTCCCAGCCGATCTTCAGCTCGCGCTGGAGATTCAGGGTCACCCGGGCCGCGCGAACGTCGTCGTTCGACAGAATCGACTTCGACGGCGGGGCCTCGTCCTTGCCCAGGTAGGCGCGCGGGACCTTCAGTGTCGCGTGGAGCATCTGCTTGAAGTACTCGACATCATCGACGGCCTGGTAGTCCGGGCCGGAGAGGACGTCCACCCTGGCCAGCTCGCGGCCCTCGCGAACGGCGATGAAGAAGTCCTCGTCACGGGCGAGAGGGTTGTAGCGGAGATCCAGCCGGCCGGATCGGGGGTTGACCATCCGCTTCTTCTTGAGGTCCCGCTTCGCCTTCTGAAGGAATGCGCCGACCTGGTCGGACGGGATGTCGGTCGTGTCGATGTAGTAGGCGTAACGAGCTGGCGCGCGCGTGTTGTGCACCACGCACCCGTCCGCGACGAAGTTGTGCTCGTCGGCCTCGACACCGATGTCATAGATGTCATCTGTCTCGATTTCCTCGACGCCGCGAATCACCTCTGTCTTCGCCTGGGGCTTGAAGGAGACGTCCAAGCAATAGGACGTGCTGGTCGGAAGCGGCTTGCTGGAGCCTTTGATCGTTCGACCGCCCGCTCGCGTACGAGACCAAACGAAGGTGGCGACCAGCCCGAGTTGCATGGCCAGCTCGCGCACATCCTCCAACAGCTGCTTGTTGCACATCTCGAAGCGAGCGCGCTCGTAGCGCGTCTTCCTTCCCTCCTTGCGGGGCTTGATGTGTGCGTCCGCGTCGGCAAGCCCTCGGATCATGGCCAGCTTGAGCTTGGGATGCGCTCGGAAGATCCACTCCGGCAGACGCTTGTGGTGGGCGCCGGGGACGAACCCGTTGAGCGTCATGAACTCAGCGAACTTGCCGGAAACGATCGTGTAGGCGCCTAGCCGGTGGCCGGTATCGCCGACCAGCTTGACTGGCGCATATTTCTCGAAGAGAGCCTTGTACTGCTCGTTGATGTCCTGGTGCGCCCCAAGCGCGAACCCGGTCTCGTTCTGAGCAACGTGAGCCTCAGAGTGACCTGGGCGCAGCTTATGAGTGCGGGTGGCGACGAACCCGTCCCCGAGCATGAACCCCCACCACCGCGCGAAATCCGCGTCGGCGGTTTCCGGGACCGTGATCCCTGTAACAGGAGTGCCGCGCTCACCGCCCCAGTGCTCCTCGATCTCCAGATGCTCTGGGCCGTGACCGTTGGCTTCCAGCAACGCTACGGCAGTATCGGTCTTGAGGTCATAGTCGCCGGCGAAGAAGTCGCGTGCCCGGCAGTGATGCACACCGACCTGCTTCGCAATCTTGGGGTAGGGCATGGTCCGCTCGACAGCCCCGACGAGTCGCGCCTTGCTGTGGAGCTGCGGCCTTTCGAGGTAGATCTCCTCCCAGTCGTCTTCGTTCTTGGAAGGGGTGACGAACCTGTGCACGCCAGGCTCAAGGTTCTGGACCTCCACGTAGTCCAGCCGGCGGATCTGGGGAATACCCTTGCCCCGGCCGACAACCGTCTCGACCAGAACAGGGTGCGTCCTGTTGGCGAAGATCTCCCTGTGGTCGCTGAAGACGCGGAAGATCTTGTCCTGGCCGTTGTGCTTCTTGTAGACGACCTTCGTCTTCTTCAGCCGGTGATCGTTGCCCGGATCGGTGTAGGAGTAGACCTCATCTCCCTCCTGTAGATCCTTGATTGCCTTACGGCCGTCTGGCGTCCAGATCTGAGAGTCTCCGCGCAAGCAGAGCTTGTAGATCAAGACCGAGTCCTCGAGCATCACCAGCCGCTTCCAGATCCAGCGAGCGCCCTCAGCGACCGAGACGCCGTAAGGCGACCGCCGCCGCGTCGCGCGCAGGCGGAAGTGGGCAACCTGCCAGTCCTCGAACAGGGCGAGACTCCTGGGGATCTCGACGTTGCCGGCGAGCATCCGCCGCAGCTCTTGGCTGTTCGCGGTGAACTGGCCGGTGACGTCCTGCACGAAGCCGATCAGACCGCCGTCCAGACGCTCGACCCGGCGCATCGTGGGAACCGGGAGCGTATTGGTCCCGACGATCCCGTTCTCGGTAATGAGCAGCTCGAGGTAGTCGTTGCCCATCATCCCGAGGCCGTAAGCCTGTGGCCAGATCTCGTCCTCGACCCGCAGGATCCGGTGCATCAGGTCATTGCCCAGGCCCTTGAGAGCGTCGTCCTCCGACATGACCCAGATGCAGCGGCCGTCCTTGACCGAAGGCTGGGTCGCGTCGTTGGCAAAGTAGTGGAAGGCGCTGTTGATGTCCGGGTACTCCTCCATCGCCTCGTAGTCGGCAAACCGATCCATGAGCGACTGGGAGACGGTGAGCAGACCGCCGATGTCCTCGCGCCCCCAGACCGTGAACATGCTCGGCACGTGGTGACGCATCGCCGCGACAGACGGAGAGTCGGCCTTGGCCCGCTCCTCCTGTGGAGCGCCGAATACGTTTCGGAGCGCCTTGACCGCCCTATCACGGAGGGCCATCTAGTTCTCCAGTCTCGTCGCCGACGTCCAGGAAGATCTCGGTCGCCGAAACGCTCGAGCAGTCTTGCGGCAGGACGTCATATACATCTTCCTCTTCGATCCATGGCTCGCAACCGGCAACCTTGTGATTGCCAGGCATGATCTGTCGCTGGAGATCGAGAAGTCGATGCAGTTTGCTCCGGTTCCCCTTCCGTGGGGTACCGTCGATGTAGAGGTTGTCCGGGTGGCAGTTGTCAGGGTTGCCGTCCTTATGCTTCACCCGAAGCCCAGGAACGAGGGCATCGCCGGAGGCCCATTCATACACCATTCTGGCGACGCTCCGCCATCTTTTCCGGTCGCTCGCGCAAGCCGCGTGCTTCCAGTGATCGGTCACCTGCCTGAAGGTCGGGTAGCCGCCCTGCTTGATACGACCGAGGTAGAGCGGAACCAGGCTCGTGCACGGCTTGAGATCGGCCGCCCGAACGGTCTCGACTCTCCTCGGCTCCCAGTTGGTGAACACCAGGAAGCGCTGGTCGGCGCTGACCCGCAAGCTGCGGCCGTTGTCGAGAACGACGCGGTATGTCTGTGCGCGGGTGGGCGTGTGCGGAATGTAGACCCGGCCAGCGGCGATCTTCGCACCGTTCCAGGAGAAGACGTAGACGGGCTCGTCGGCGTTAGCGATGCGGACGGCGGTCTGGGGACCGCTCATGGTGTGGATGATCGTGTCGCCGGCGATACTCACTGCGCCTCCTCGTCTGCCGAGACGACAACTCCCTCGCAAACGAGGTTATGCGCATCGGTGGCGACGTGAAAGACTCGCGCTCTGCCAGCTGGAATGGGGTCGCCCGCAACCATCACGTGACCGGTCGAGAAGGCTGTGAGCATGAACTGGTCGGAAACGCCAGTACCGGCGGAGGGGCTGACGATCTTGTCACCTTCCTTCAGGTCACGGGCCTCGGCGTAGCCGACCGTCGTGAGCACCTTGTACTCCGGCGTGCAGCGGATCTTGCGGAGGTTGGAGAGCAGCACCTCGACGACCTCGACCTCACCGGTCAGGCGGGGGTGCTGAGCCGCGACCTTGACGATCCGCCTCTTCTTCGTGTCGTAGGCGAGGATCTGCGGCTGCTCTCCCGTTTGCGCGAGCCTCTCGATCGGGGTCCGCGAGATGATCGAACCGTCGGCCGTGTAGATGAGAACGCCTTCAGCCAGACCCCGCTGATTCACTACTTTCCCTTCGCGTGCCTGTACGCTCGCGCCTCGTCCTTCGTCGGCAGCTTGAAGGACGGCAGCGCAGCCAACTTGACAACGTCGGGGATCGACATCTTGACGATGACATTCGGCTCGCCGCTGTAGCCTCTGGTACTCTCCACGCTCGCCGACTTGATGCCTGCCGCCTTGAGCTTCTTCTCCAGCAGCCGCTTGTAGCCGCCAGCCTTGATGGTCGTCGCCGACTGCGTGGTCACACGTGTGTGAACGAGACTCTTGCCGGCCTTCTCCGACCAGGTCTCCCCAGTGTGCCGGCCAAGCAGACCCCTCTTCTCCAGGCGCGCCAGCGTCTTTTCGACCTGCTTCTTGCCGGCCTCCGCCTTCACGGTCAGCCCTTGCCGGCGCATGGTCTTGATGATCGCAGCCACGGTCTTGCCATAGAACCCGCGCGGTCCATAGCCGGACGCGCCTTTCGTCGCCCGCGCAGCGTCAAGCACCTGTCGCTCGAACTCGGTGAGGTCTGGCGGATCGTCGTACCCGCCGCCTTCCATGATCCGGTCGTAGAGACTCACGTTGACTGTCCTCCTATCGCCGCCTTGAGACGATCGCGAAAGATGTTCAGCGATCGGTAGAGGTAAGGCCACAGCCGATTCAACCTGGCTTCGAGATCGGACTCCGAAACATCCGGGTCATCGCTGACCCGCTTCCTGAGATCCTTCACGAAGTCGTCGGCCACGCGCTGGGCGAGCAGCTTATCTCCCGCGAGCACCGGTGAGAGATCGAAGTCGATCGCAGACTCGCGGATCATCTCGTCGACCAGCTCGGCCTCTGTCGTCTCCGGCGCCGGCGGACCCATCGCCTTTCGGCGAATGTAGACCAGACGCTTTCTGATCTCCGGCCGCCGGGCCATCGTCTCGTCGAGCGGCTCCCCCATCACTTCACCTTCCCGGCCGGAGGTACCGTGCGGACGATCTTCCAGGTCTTCTTGCTGTAGCGGGTCTTCTTCCAGGCGGCGCGCTCTGCCATTCGCTCCGCGCTCGCCTTCACCTTGATCGGCTTCTTCACGATGCCGTTGGTGAAGATCACGGTCCACTCGCCCGTGCGAGCCATGCGCTGGAGTCGAGAGCGCATCCCCAGCTCGGAGTACGAGAACTTGTCGCGCTCTCCAGGGAGCAGCGGGAAGCGGGGAGACGGCATCGGCTCCATGCGCGTTTCGTCGATCCAGCTGAGCGTCTTCAGCGGTCGGCGCTTCATCACCAGGTCATCTCCAGGCAGCGAGGATAGCAGATCAGCTCGACCGCTACTCCTCTCCGGCCTCCGTCTGGTTGTGGTACTCCTCCCAGTTGTCCGGCTTCTTCTCCCCGTAGGGGATCGCCAGCCGCTCTTCGATGAGCACCTCGTTGATCGTCCTCGGCGGCGAGCTGGCCGGTAGGAAGATGTCAGCGATCCATCGGCCGAAGTTGCCGGTCTTGTAGGTGCGGATCATGCACTCGCGGCCCTCGACCAGCTCGATCACGCGTTCCTTGGCCTCGTTCGCCAGGGCACGTTCGGCCTCCTTCTGCTCGGGCGACCCACGGCGCGGCCGGATCTCGGGCGCGTCTACCCGCGCGAGCCGGAGTCGCTCGGTCCGATAGTTCCCAAAGCCCGCGTCCGCCATCACTTCGACAGTGTCGCCATCGATCACACGTGTCACTATCGCCCGGTAGTGCCACAGGCGCGAATCCGACAGAGAGAACTTAGGCCGCATCTTGGTCCCTTTCCCACGAAACGACGTCCTTACGCCTGCCACAGTGCAGTACATCATGGCACGGCTCGCACAACGTGACCCCATTGGCCACATCGTTGATCGCCGCGTGCGCTCGCAGAAAAGCTACGGCCCGCGTCCGATCGTCCTCTGTTTCAAGCGCCCGCCTGGTCAGCAACTCATCCACAATCGCGCCGAGCCTCCTGATGTGGTGAGCGCGAAGATTCCCTCCGCACGGGCAACCTCTCTTAGCGACAGGCCGTCGACCACGTACCGCTGGCGGAACCACGACCGATTGGCGATCGGGCCTCCCTTCCACGCCGGATTCAACTCACCGGCCGGATTCCACGTGTGCCCGCCGTGTCCGGTCACCTAGTCGCCTAAGTCCAGCATCGTCGTAACCCCCATAGTCACGTAGGACCATGACATCCTACGGCTAGAGGCCATTCATGGCGAGCACAAGTCCAGTCGGTGGAGCTGGGTAGAACATCCAGAGAAAAGTCGTGAGAACCAGGGCCGAGGTTGTTGAGAGGGTTGGAAGGAGTCAACCGTGGCACTCAGCAAGAAGACGATCAACAAGCACAACTTGAAGAGGGCCGAGGTGTTCGCAGCCAACGGCCTCGGCGACCACGACGTCGCGTTCGCTCACCCCCGGTTCCTCGGCTACGACGAGGCCGAGAACGAGTGCGCGCTCTGCGAGCACAAGCACATCAAGTGGCTGTTCGCCATTCACTTCGACAAGCCCGACACGACCACCATGCTCGGAAAGGTCGCGACCGGCTTCGTGCGCACCGAGGAGGTCACCCTCTCCCCGGTCGGCAGCAAGTGCATCACCGACTGGCTCGACGCGGTGCCCGAGTCGGCCGAGAAGCTCGAGGCGCTCAAGCGCTGGGCCAAGGAGATGGACAAGTGCAAGGCAGCCATGAAGCTGAAGGTCTGCGAGGATCTCTGCCTCGAGCTGCTCGAGACGCGCGGTGTCCCGGTCACGGAGAACCAGACGGCCCGCGAGACCGTCTACAGCCTCTACGCCAAGACCGGCTACAAGGCCCGCTCGGTGCTCTCCTGGTACGATCGCAAGGCGCTCGCGAAGAACGCATACAACGTGGTCCAGGGAACCTGCGTGCGGAAGACCGCGCAGGACTGGATCAAGCGGCTGGAGCCGGTGCTCGACAGGCAGGCCGAGCTGGACGCGCAGAAGGCGAACGAGCCGGAGCCGGCTTCGGTGATCCAGATGGTCGAGAAGGCCGCGCCGACCCCCGCGCCGACCCCCGCGCCGACCACCGCGCCGGTCCTCGACGACGACCTGGCCGAGCTGGCGGCCGACGACGCCGAGCTGATCAACCGCTCCCGGAAGGCGTGGGACGCGGGCGCCGGCAAGCTCGACGACTACGAGCGCAACGCGATCAAGGACATCGCGCAGAAGGTCGTCAAGTTCGGCTCGTTCGCGACCGACAAGCAGCGCGGATTCTTCGAAAAGCTCGTCAAGAAGCTCGAGGCGGCGGCCAACGGGACCGCCGAGACGGAGCCGGTCGCGGCCGTGCTCCCCGGCGAGCCCGGCTACGTGAGCGCGAGCGGAGTCGACGGGGCGCGCTACTAAGCGCGCTCCGAGGAGCAAGAGTGAGCTACAGGCGACAACGATACGTGAAGATCCCCGAAGGGTCAGACACTCCCCTGACGAAGGCGGAGTTTCTGGCCCACGTATCGCGCCTGGGCACTGATCTGGCGCTCGCGCGCTACCGCTACGAGCACACCATCTGCAAGGATCTGCCGAACCGGCAGTGCCTCGACGAGGAAGAGCACCAGCTCTGGCAGCTCGCGCACGAGTCCGCGAAGCGGCTGTGCGACCGCCACGACATGAGCGCGATCGAGAAGCTGGCCGAGATCGCGAAGCGGGAAGAGGCCGAGGCGATGGCGGAAGCCAAGCGCGAGGTCGTCTACTCCTCGGCCGTGGACAAGCTGCTCGAGGATCACAATGCGCCGGTCCGCAAGTTCGCCCTCGAGCAGCCGTCGCACGAGGTAGTTCGCCTCGCCATGGCGCTGCTGGACTACGCGGGATGCGAGGAGCGTGTTCCGGCCATCCTGAGAGAGCTGGACGACGCCCGCGATTCGCAGCGCTACTACAACAATCGGCTGAAGACCTGGGCCAGCTGCGCCCACGCTCCACCAGTCTGGAAGTGCCCCCGGTGCGAAGGCGAGGGGCACATGGGCGGCACCAAGTATGCGAAAGACCCATGCAAGCTCTGCGACGGACGCGGCTTCGTGCTCGCCGACGCAGACAGCAAGTACGACCAGTCGCACGACTACGACGAGTTGGACCTGACATACGAGGGTCGCCAGGCGATCAACAGAGGAGACGCCTGGACGCCGGAAGACGAAGCCAACGCCGCTGGCTACGAGTCGATCGAGGACGCCGAAGAGGACGGTTGGCAGTTACCCGACTGGTTCAATCCGACGGCTGAAGAGAAGGCAGCGTGACCGAAGAGAACGACAAGCCAGCGATCACCGCAGCTACCCGCACCCAGGGCCGGCTCACGTTCCAGTACTACGGCCTCCGCCGGCACTGGACATGGACGCTCTCTCACAAGACCCGGGATCTCGTCTCCGCGATGCGCGGCGCATGGGGCAGTGACGTGGACATCGTGACGATGCTCGGCGCCGGCCCGCGCGCGCCCTATCAGGACTGGCAGCGATTCGACTCCACGTACGAGGTCGTGGATCTCGGCCGGAACAGGAAGAAGGCCGAGGAGATCATCGCCGAGCTGAAGCGGGAGGCGAGCGCAGAGAAAGATCTCCGTGCTCACGTGGCCCGAGACCTCGCGCATGAGACCAGAGAGTCTGTGGAGGGTTTCGTGCAGCGTTGCAAGGATCTCCAGGAGTCAGTCGGTCAATCGATCTCGCGGCGCGGTCTCCTGTGGACGGCGTACGAGAAGGATCTCAACAGCGTGGCCACCACCGACTTCCAGAGAGAGTGGGCCGAGAAGCTACTCAAGGAGAAACCAGAGGGTCCGCTGATCAGCGCCCTCCGCATGGCGCTGGCCGAAGCGAAGAAGGAGCTGCTCGCTGGTGATACCGTGGGACGCAAGACCTGGAACGCGAAGGACGTCGAGCACGCCATCGCGGCCACCAAGGGTTGCGCGCTCGTCGCTTGGGTCGGGAAGCTCTCCGACTGGATCAGGGAGTGGATGAGCTGGGAAGAGGCCAAGCAGAGGGTGTCCGACCGCAAACTCGGCGTCTTAGCCAACAGGATCATCGAGAAGACCGGCGAGATCAGCTGAGGCCGGTGGTAGAACTCGGTAGGAGAGCAGATGGGTAGGGACAAGAACTGGAGCGAGGCCAACGAGTTTGAGGCTGCCCCGTGCCCGATGCCGGCATGCGATGGCCATCTGGCCGCGCTCTACAGCGTCACCATGTCGGCGCCCTACCCATGGGAGCAGGTCGGCTTCACGAAGTCGTCGATCAAGACCTCTCGCGTGCAGATCGTGGCCGCCGCCTGGGAGCTGGCCCAGCCCTTCTGCCCGAGCTGCGGCTGGCGCGAGCGCGAGCGGCGGGAGAGCGCCAAGAGCGAGGCGATCTTGCGGTTGATGCGGGCGCTCATCCTGCGTGGCGTGAGCGCGGCCGAGATCCAGGCGATCGTCGGCGATTCGACCAGCACGATCGACGTGATGGCCGCGACTCACCCCGATCCGAGCGACGACTAGCTGCCTCCGTAGAGCTTCCAGATCGGGTAGCTCTTGTAGCTGGTCTGCTTCTTCTGCGGCGGCCACTGCTTCAGCGGCTCGTGCTTCGTCGGCTTCTTGGGGACCGGCGAGATGACGATCCGGCTCGGGCCGACTGACGCGCCTGACTTCCCGATGGGCACCGTCTTCGGCTTGACCGGCGTCCGCAGCGCCGAGATCGGAAGCGGCTTCTTCACATCGCCGACCGGCTTCCACATCCGCTTGATGACTGGGAGCAGCTTCTCGACAACCTCTTCCATCCGGTAGCTCCGCTTGATCGCGGCACGCAGTGGGATCCACTCGGAGCGCGCCATCTCATGGTCGGTCCCCGCGCCGGGTTTCCCGCCAGTGCGCCTCATCACGAAGTAGTGCGTCGTGTTCTCCCAGCGGAAGGCCATCGTCCTGATCTCATCGGCCTGGGAGTCGATGAACTTGGCCTCCTTCGGATACTGCTCCTTCAGCAGCTTCAGGACGAGTGGCAGGTCGTACTTGCCGAGATCACCGAACTTGCTCTTGGTGACGTGCGCCTTGCTGTTCGCGACCTTCGCGTGAACACCGCTCTCCTCCTTGACCTCGCGGGACGCGCCTTTGGTCAGACCCTCGCCGATGTCGAGGCCCCCCTTCGGAAACACCCAGTAGGTGCCGTACTTGGGAGCGACCTGGCAGGCCAGGACTGGCAGCTCCCAGAGATCTGGACCCTCGAGCGTCCTGAAGACGATCCCACCGGCCGCGACGCGTGGGATGTACGACACCTTCTTCTTGAAGCCGTCCACCAGATCGCGGAGCTTCTGCTGCTCGGGCGAGAGCTTCGTCTTCTTCGGTGGCAGATTCCTCGACGACTTCTTGCCGCCGCCCACGCCCCACCAGCCGGTCTGCTGAATGTCCTCGTCGCCCCAGCTGACTCCGGCGAACGGGTCGTCTGCGATGGCCTTCTTCCACGCCTTCGATGACAGCTTGCTGCCACCGCCCCGGCCCTTCTGCTTCTCCTTCGACTTCTGGCCCTTCCTCCGGTAGTGGGCCACGCCCAGCTTGACCAGGAGCTTCATCCGCTCCTCGTCGTTGCCCACCCAGGCGGCTGTGTGCGGCAGGTCTCCCTTGCGGCCGGCGCGCTCGAGGTGGCGCTTGAGGTTGCCGTCGGTGATGTAGATCCGATCGAGCGCCCAGCGGCCGACCTCGGTCTCGACGAAGCTCGGCACACGGAGCTTCTTCGGCCTCGCCTTCTTGCCGGCACCTCCACCGAACTTGCCTCCGGCCTCGAGCCACGCCTTCCAGGTGACGCCGGGCGGCTTGACGCCCTTCTTGAGCGCCTCCTTGGTGATCTCACCCGACTTGCCGGCCGGCGTCTTGTGACGTGGCACCGGCTTGAGCGGCTTGAGAGGGCGGCGGCGGCCGGAGCGACCAGTCTTTCCCCGGTAAGCCTCGAGCAGCGTGGTCAGCGTGGTCAGCGTGGTCATGCTCGCGATTCTAACGATCGGCGGGCTCGCGTGCGATCGTCTAGCCCCACCGCTTCTTCAGCTTGGCGTTCATCGGGTGCTCGATCGAGGTCTTCAGGAGACGGCTCACGCCGCTCCCGTCCCACTTGGAGCCCCGGCGCGTGCGGAGGAGCCGACCGTTCAGGTCGGCAGCGATCTGCTCGTGGGTCCATCCCTTCTTCTTCCCCTTGAGGATCCACCGCATGACGTCCTGCTCTTCCTTGGCGACCACGACACGCTCGCCGTGACGTCGCCAACCGAAGGGCGGTGTCCCGAAGGGAACGTAGCCCTCCGGCCAAGGACGATCGTCATTCTTCTTTTCCTTCTCCTTCGGGCCGGCCTCCGGTGCGCTACCGGCGTCCTCACTCGCCAGCGCCTCGTGCTCGTCCGGGGCAGCGATCACGAAGTTCTCGGGCAGGTGCGGCACCATCGGCAGGACGGTGCTGAGACGAATGCGAAGATCGTGGCAGCAGTCATCGTCGGGCAGATGCAGAAGGATCAGCTCCATCTCGTCTGCGTCGAGCTTCAGGAAAGGCATGGGTCGAACCTCCTGGTGTGGTTCTACCCGGCGTTTCCACACTCCCGGACGTCGATCAGCTTCCTCAGCGCGCGGAAGGACTCGCGGCGAGGGTTGATGCCGAGGCGCAGAACCGATCGCGCGACGGCCATCATCTTGGTGCTCCCGTGAGCGAAGACCTCGTCCCGGAAGAACTGGGGCGTCTTCTCGTCGAGGTGCGTCAGGGCGATCAGGTAGTCCGGCTGCATGGTTCTCCTGCTCTTACCCTAGACACCCGACACCAGACGTGCCCGTCACCCGATCGCAAGTTGCCTACAAGTCGGCTTGTGACAAGGACTTACGTCTCAGATTCGCCGGACAGCCCACGGCGCGGCCACGGCCGGCGGAGCGCGTCGAGTATCTGCTGCCGGCCGGTCAGCGGCCCCTCGTGTTCCGGCTCGTGCTCGGGCTCCGGCTCGGGCTCCGGCTCGGGCTCTGGGACCGGCCGCCTCCGACGACGTCTACAAGCCGGAGGACTCAGCTTGGGCAGCTCCCTGGGATGTTCCTTGTGGATCGGAAGCACCGCCGACTCGTACTCCTCCCACGTGTGACCGCCCGTGTGGATTACCCGCAGGAAGTCGGTGTAGATCGAACGCTCTTTGCGTCGGTACTTCTCCCAGATCCGCGTACAGTGCTCGTTAACGGCGTACTCGCCGTAGGCCCGGCGGGCAACCAGCTCCTTCTCGTGGTCGGTCATCGGTAAGGATCGATCCCGACCTCGCCGTAGCGCGTGCTGACGAACCCGTCGCGCCCGCACGTGAGCGACTCTCGCTCCGCGCGTCTGAGGAGATCGCCGAGCCGGTCGACGACGCTCGCGTTCGGATCAGGGATGATGGTGAGGCCGAGCTGGAGGAAGATCTCGCCGCCCTCGCGCTCGTCAACCGAACCGCACTGCAAGTAGACCTCGCCCTCCGGCTTGACCACCGAGCCAAACAGCGTTCGCACCAGGTCGCGGATCGTGCGATCCGGCGAGAACGACTTCGGCTTAGGCTCCGGCTGCGTCAGAGGAGTCTGCTGCCTCACCCCCTTCTTCCGCCTCGCCTTCTTCCGCTTCTTCCGCGCCATCGAGGTAGACCGCCTTTCGAGCCCTCGCCACCGCCGCCTCGGCCACGCGGAGAGCCTGTTCCATGTTCAGCACGGCCGCTTCGGCCTGCTTCACACGTCGGTCGATATAGAGAACCGTCGCCATCTCCTTGGCCGACATGATCTCAGCTGAGAACAAGCCGGCCGCAGCTATCCGATCTGGGTTCATGCCCTTCCATCGCCGGAGACGGTCGATCTCTTCCAGCATGATCAGCCATCCGTGGACCGTCAACGAGCGCGTTTTCCCCTTCTGCTGTCCGACTGCGGCCATCGAATCGAACATGACCTTCTTCTGGATCGCGTAGTCGTCGCCGCTCCAGCCGCGAGGTGGAGCGTAGTGCTGGTAGGCCGCGTGAAACAGGTCGTCGAGCAGCAGTCGCCAGGTCTTGATGCCGAGTGTGATCGCAACGGTCACGGTCACGCGTCATCGCCCTCGGTCTCGGTCTCGGTCTCGCCGAGCTGCTCGCGGATGGCCTTCATGTACCAGATGTTCTTGATCTCGTCGTCGGTGATCTCACGCACATCGTCAGGCGACTTGATCGGTCCCCAGAAGGAGCCACATCCGAAGAAGATCTTGCCGAGCGACGGTACGAAGATCGCCGGGTTGCCGTGTCCCAGGCTGATCTGAAGGAGTCCGGTGACGTCGTCGTGCCGGAGGCTCATGCCGATCGGCAGATCGCCCAGGAGGATGCCGAAGAAGGTCTTGCCCTCGTACTCCTTTCGACACGACCGGACACTGACGAAAGTCCCCGGCTTGCGGAGGCCGCGCCCATGCTCGTCCAGCCACTCCATCAGCAAGTTCTCGGCCATGATCCCGGTAACCTCGATGGGGAACCGGAACTCCTGGGACGGGCGGCTGCCGACCTCGGCCATCTCGCCTTCGATGGTCTCGGGATCGACCTCGCCGAGGAGGCTCTCGCAGAGCACGCGGTGCGCCTCCTCAGCCTGCTGGATTCGGTAGAGGCTGGCCATGATCCGCTCGCGGGGAGAGAGTTCGTCCGACATCGATCCTCCTAGAGCGCCTCGCTCACGGTGGCGTTCTACCCTCGTTCGCCTATCGGTTGTCACCCTCGCCGTGTAGCACGCCACGGTCTTTTCGATCGGACAGCTTGGCGACATTGGCCTCCAGCACCTCGTTGACGCTGAAGCCAAGCTCGGTGCAGACCTGGGAGAAGTACCAGGCGATGTCGCCTAGCTCGCCCTTGATCGCCGGGTCTTCGCAGAGCGTCATCAGGTTCTCGCCGCCCCGGAGCCGCTTCTTGAGCTTCTCGGCGAACTCGCCGAGTTCGCCCATCAGGCCGAGGACCGTGTAGACGATCCGAACGTCGTCCTTGTCCATCGGCGGTACCGAGTCCACGTAGATCGCGGTGCCCCGCGCCCTCGCCTGGTAGATGTCTCCGTCCATGCTCAATCTCCTGGTGGTGTCAGAGCGCCCAGCGCGTCGATCGCATCCAGGTGCTCGGTGAGTCCGAGCTGGAGAACGCGTTCCAGCTCGTCGGCGAACTCGCCACGATACCGCATGGAAAAGAATCGGAACGCGTCGAGCGTCGCCGTCATACAGATACTCAGCTGGGCCACCGATCGCCGTTGGATCTCCTCGGTACTAAGGTCCAAGGAGGCGAACCTGGGCCGAGTCGGGTGGTAGCCACCGCGCACTCGTACAGTCTTCGGCTCCGCAGCCGTCCGCATCGAGTGTAGAGCGGTGCTCACCTGAGCTGCACTCCGCCGAACATCGTCGTATCCAGGCTCTCGGCCGCGCGCGTTCAGGTAGCCGCCGACGCCATCGAAGACGGCTGCGAGCTTCTTCCAGCTCACGCCTCGCGCGATGCACTTGTCGAAGAGGCCCTGTAGGCCGACGATGCGGTCTTCCACAATGAGGTTCTACCCAGCGCAGCGGACACCGGAACCGAGCTGAGCATCTCGACACGGTTGCCGAGATCTAAACGACTTACGATCGCGTCGTCTTCAGCTTCCGCCGCCTCGCGGGCGGCGTCAGCGCAGACCTCGGATCCTCCACGGGAGCGGTTCCCACGCCCGTGCGCGACGAGCCCTGGACCGGTGAGCTGTAGCGGCTCGGGAAGTCCACCGACTCCTGCTTCGCGACGTGGGCGTAGATGACCTCCTCGGCGTCATGCGGATCCAGCCCGAGCTTCTCGGCGTAGGCGTGGAACTTGTCATCGTCGAGACCAGGGTTCGCCTTCACGAAGGCGACCAGCTTCGCCTTCTGCTTCGCCGTCGGATCGTCCTCCTCCTCGACGCCGGCCTCCTTCTCCATCCTCTTCAGTCTGGTGTAGTAGTCCGGGATCTCCGCGAGGTGGTCCATCGCGATCTCTTGGGCCTTGGCCCGCATCTCCGCCTTGGAGTAGCCGCCACCGACCAGGTGCTCCTTCTCGACCTCGATCCCCATCGCCAGCTCTTTGGCGTCGAAGTCGCTCGGCTTCTTTCCCTTGGCCTTGCCGCCAGGAATCTCCTCGGCCTCGCAGAGCGCGCAGCGAACACCGAGCGTCACCAGCTCGCGGCGCTCGAGCACGGACGACAGGCTGTCACCGAACAGATCCTCGTCCTCACGCAGGTCCACCCGCTTGTCAGGCGCCATGAACGTGCGGAAGCGGTCCATGATGTCCTTCGTGAGCTTGTAGCGGCTCTGGATCTGGTGCCCCTTGCCGATGTAGGCCGCGAAGATCTCGGCGAAGTCCTCGTAGCGCTTCGACGCGCCGTAGACGCTGGGGAAGTCGCCGGTCTCCTTCCCCTTCTCGGTCGGCTGCTTCGCCAGACCGAAGTACCAGGCGTAGGTCTTCCGGCGCGCGCGCGGGATCTCTCGGTAGTAGTAGTGGTGGCCCAGCTCGTGGACCATCGTGGTCATGATCTTGGCCGGCTCCTTCTTCGCGCCGATCGAGTTGACGAAGATCTCGACAATCTTCGTCTTCATGTCGTAGTTGCCGAGCACCCCGGGATGGCCGGCCCGCAGGTGCATCGTCACGTTCGGCAGCATGAAGCCGAAACCGCGCTTCTTGAGCAGGCCCACAGCATCCTTGCAGGCCACCGCGTATCGGTCCCAGGTCTCCTGGTCGACCCCGAGATCGTTGAACAGCATGATGCCATTCACCTTCGCCTGCTTGGGACCTGGCTCGCCGGTCGCCCACGGCAGTTTCGCTGGCTTCTTCGCGGCCTTCGCGATCTGCACGAGCGGAGATGGCGGCTTCTTCCCCTTCTTCTTCTCCGACTTCATCGAGGCCAGCGCGCCCTTGAGCGTCGCGCCGTCGCCCCGGTAACGGTAGTGCGGCTTCGGCTGGCCCTGGAGCTTGACCGTGAACGAACCATCCGAGCGCGGACGGACCTTGAACTTGCCACCACCCTTGAACGAGAAGTCGAAGCCCTTGGGTGATGCCGAGTACTTGTCGACCTTGAGCGACTTGCCGGCCAGCTTGCTCGAGACCGACTCCACATCCTTGACCAGCGCCTTGGCATCCTTGGGACCGGCCTTGCTCTTGGTAGCCGTCGCCTCGGTCAGCCCATCGGACACGGTTGCACCGAGCGGAACCTGGTACTTCTCGTGGCCCCACAACTCCAGGTCAGTCACCTTCCAGCTCCCTTCGGGCCGGTAGCCGGTGTAAGCCGGCTCGCCCGGGTTGATGTAGGCCAGCGTCGCGTGTGCCTTGAACTGCTCGGCATAGCCCTTCTTCGGGTCCTCGTCCGGCCCGTAAGTGTGCGCGATCGGAATACCCGCCTGCTCGGCCGCCTTACGAAGAGCCTCGTGCAGGCTGTTGAGACTCGACTGCTCCGGCCAGGCGGAGCCGATCATGTGTGGGATCGTCTGGCCGTCGTTGTTCGTGAACTCTCCGTAACCGCCCATCCGCATCAGGAACGGCTCATGGGAGCGCGCGACCCTGCCGACCGCGTCGACCAGTTTCCCGTAGTCAGCTGGGGAGAGGTCGCCGGCGTAGAGCACCGTGAAGTGAGGAACCGAGTCGTCCTCCTCGCTCTTGTCCGGGAAGTAGCGGGCCAAGTTCGACGGAACCGGAAGGAAGACGCCGCAGGACATCGTCCCGTCCCTGTTGACCTCACGCTCCTCGGTCCGCACGCCGTCTGGGTGCCCGTGAATCCGCCTACGGACCTCCTGCCACATCTCGTCGTCGACCGGCCGCTCGTGCGCGGCGACGATCTCGTCAGCGAGCCTCTGGTCCTCGGCGCTGAGATCTTCTGTCAGAGACCCGACAACCCGCTCGAACAGCGTTGCCCCGTCCGGGTCGATCGACTCGCCCCAGTCGGCCATCGTGGACGTGTCGGGGATCATGGCCATCAGCTTGGCGATGTCGGCCTTCGTGACGCCCTTCTTCTTGGCCGCCTTCTTCTTGGCCGCCTTCTTCTTGGTGGTCTTCTTCTTGGTGGTCTTCTTCTTGGTGGTCTTCTTCTTGGTGGTCTTCTTCGCCTTCGGCTTCTCCGGCTCGGGGGCCGGCGGCGGCACAGGCTTGGGTTCTGGGGGAGGCTTGGGCAGCGGGGCCGGCGGACCTTCCTCTTCGCCCTCCTTCGGCGGCGGCAGGACCCACGTCAACGCCTTCTTCGCGCGCGTGATCGCCACGTACTTCAGGTTCTCTTCCTGCTGGATCTGAACCGGGTCCTCCGACTTCAGCGCCATCGGCAGCGGCAGCAGGTCGGGCCGCTGGATGAAGACGTTGTCCGCCTCGAGCCCCTTCGCCTTGTGCACCGAGGAGAAGTTGATGGCCGGTGTCGGGTCCGACACGAACAACTGCTGGACCACCTTGACCAGATCGCCGGCGACCTTCACATCGCCCTTCGACATAAGCGCCTGGAGGCAGTCGCGCTTGTCGTCGAGACCCTGGAGCAGGTGCTCCTTCTTCTCGGCCGTGAGCCGCTTCGTCTCCTTCATGTGCCAGTCCTGCACCTTCGCAGCGAACTGGTCAATTGGCATGGTCTTGTGGCCCTTCTTGCCGCCGATCCTCTCGACCAGCCGGCTCAGGGACTTGCCGATGTCGCGGCCGACGACGTTCGCCTTCTTGCCCTGGGCGATCAGGCCCAGCGCAGCGGCCACGTTCGGAGCGTTGGTGCGGCAGAGCACGAAGTCGCCCGGCTTGAGCGTCTCGTAGAACTCTCCGTGCTTGATGGTCTTGACCGAGCCCTCGGGAGCGCCCGGAGCTGCCTCGATCGTGGGAACAATGGCCTGGGCCTCGGTGATGACCTTCTGCGGGCAGCGGTAGCAGATAGAGAGTGGCTTCTCCTCGGCGCCCAGCTCTTTCTGCATCTTCTCCATCGAGTCTGGGTCCGACCCCTTGAAGGCGTAGATCGACTGGTTGGGGTCTCCCACCAGCATGTGGCGCGGGGCGAGCCGCTTGGCGAACTCGCGCTCGAGCGGGCAGAGATCCTGGACCTCGTCGACCATCGCCCAGTCGAGGCTCGCCTTCTTCCCGGTCGCGCGGCTGATGATCGGCAGGTCGTGCATCACCGGCCAGAGCACCTGGTCGGCGTACTCCATCGTCGTCTTGTCATCGACGCTCTGCTGGAACGCGGCGTCCAGCACCTCGGTGACCTGCTGCGGCGTGATGTACTCGTCTGTTGGAACCGAGGAAGTCGGCAGGTCGATCTCGAACTTGTCCAAGACCTCCTTCCAGGGCGGGAACTTCATCTCGCCCTTCTCGTCCAGCTGGCCCATCATCTTCCGCTTGGTGATGACCTCGCCCATGTCGTAGCCGTAGTTCGACTCGTACTTGTCGGCCACCTTCTCGTTGGGAGCGAGCTTCTTCACCAGCTCGTCGCAGATGAGCCGGTTCTTGTTCTTCACCAGCTCGGGCGGCTTGCCGCCCTTCTTGAACGCCTTGACCACCGACGCGCGCCCGTAGGCGTTGATCGTCGCGGCCTCGACGTTCTTCAGATCCTTGACGCGCTCGGCCAGCGCGTTGGCGATGTCGGTGTTGAACGCGAGGAACACGGCCTTCTGCCCTGGAGGCACGAACTCGAGCGCCTGCTCCATCGTCGTGGACTTCCCGGCGCCAGCCTTCGCGTCCACGACCAGCGCGGCCTTGTCCTTCTTCGACGCCTCGGCGACCCAGTCGAAGATCGCCTGCTGGTAGTGGCTGGGCTTGAACTTCTTCTTCTTCTTCGGAGGAGGAGGCGGAGCGCCACCGGCCTTTGCTGCCTTCTCGAGTTCCTCCAGGCCCGTCTTGTACCACTTCGCCTGGCCCTTGCTGGCTAGCCATCCCTTGGCCTTCTTCGGGATGTTGTCGTCCATGAACTTGCGGAGCCAGTCGCCGAGCGTGTGACCGTGGTCCTTGAACAGCTTCTCGTCTTGCGAGACTGGTCCTCCCGGCCACTGCTCGCTGAACTTGTCCTTCCACGATCCCTCGGCGAGCCGGCCGTCAGTGCGCTCGTCATCGAGTACCTCAGCCTGCTCGGCCACTTCCGCAGCGCCTTTGGCCGTGCCCCCTGGACCGTGCGCGTCCAGTCCGGCGCGCTCGTTGTAGCGGCTGGCGTAGCCGTACACCCACTTGAGATAGTCCTCGTCGGCCTCGCGGTTCAGCAGCGCGAGAGCCTTGTAAGCCGAGAGCTTCTCCTCTTCCCGGCGGCGCTTCGCCTCATCCAGGAAACTCAGCGTCTCGTCGAGGTCGCGCGCGGGCTGATCGGACTCGGTCTTCACCATGCTGCTTGCCTTTTCGATCAGGCCCATGATCGGAACTGAGTAGGAGGGGTCGGCCATGTAGCGCGTCCGGTGCTTGCGGATCTCGGCCGCGAGCTTCGGGAAGTCCTTGCAGCACTCGTCGGCCGCTTCGCCCATATGGCCAATCGCCAGCCACCTGTGCTCCGGGTAACCCTGGACCGCCTCGCCCATTAGCACCTCGGCCTGACTGAGATGTTTGCGAACGCAGTTCAGGCAAGAGTCCCTAAGCTCGGTCAGGTTCATGGCGCCCCCGGGATCCCCTATGATCCCGTCCGAGGAGGCCGGAGGCAAGGAGAGGTTCTACTCCCGGAGATCGATCAGGAGCGGCATCAGCTCCACGACGCTCATCTGCTGAAGCTCGAGAAGCCGGTCCGCGATCTCGTCGCGCGCTAGCCGCGCGGCCCTGCCCATGTGTTGCGCCTTGAGCGTCGTCGGTGTGCAGGCGTCGATCAGAAAGATGAGATGCTCCGCGTTCCTCTGGTCCTTGGGGGCAGTCCGCCAGGCGACCCACCGATCCCTGTGCCGCCTGATCACTCGCCGCACTCGTCGTGCGAACGGCCGCATCTTGAACTTGGGGTGACTACTTGACCGACCGGCCGGCCACCGGCCGGACCGGGTGCCGCTCAGGCTCACGAAGCTACCCTCAGCTGGACGATGTTGCCGAGCCGCTCGACGGCCGAGACCTCGGCGTAGTCCTCGATCGCCGCGATCCGCTTGAGGATCGCCCGGCGAACCTGCATCTGGGTGCACTCCTCCATCAGCGCGAAGAGCAACTCGCGGAGAACGAGGAGCGCCTGCTTGTTCCAGAGAGGCATGTTGATCATGACGCCGCCGCGAACGGTCTCGCGATCGAGGGTCTCGGCGACCTTCCTGTAGTGCGTGTAAGCTGCCGCTCGCTCGCGCTCGCTGGTCTGGTACACGAGCAGCGCATCAGTCTTCCGCCGGAGCACAATCCGAAGATCGCTACAGATGCGGCGGGTGAGGCGAATGCTCTTGCCGGACTTGCTCATGCCGGCATCATACCGGCGGCAGCGGCGGAGCAACGGCCGGCGGACCCCCGAAGATCCGACCGAGCAGATTGTCGTCGTCGTCGTCGTCGTCATCGGCGTCGTCTTCGTCGTGCTCGACGTCGATCAGCTCCCCGATCCAGCGACAGGTCCACTCCCGGCCCTCGGGAACTCCCAGCTCGCGCTTGCGCGCGGTGATCCGGCGCTGACGGGCCTCGATCTCGTCCTTGTCGGCGAGGTTCGACAAGAGCGTGATCGGATCCACGCGATCGAGAGGCGCCCAGTCATCGTCCTCGCGCCTCCGCGCGTGGGCAAGCGAGATCGGCTGCCCCTGAGACGTGTAGACCCTGGTCTCGTAGATCGGATCCCCGGTACGCTCATCGAACTTGACCAGGTTCTTCGTGGCAACGAAAGGCAGCTCCCAGACCCGGACCTTTCGAGCTTCCTCTGACAGCCGCCTTCGCCAGCCGAAGGAGTCCATCACCAGCTTGACGAGGCTCTGCCGAACCGCGACGCGGATGCCGCTAGACCTGATCGCCGAATCCAAGTTCATGGATCTCCTCCCACCTCGCGATGTCTGCTAGTCGATCCACAGCCGAGCGACCTACCCCTAATGCGTCTGCCATGTCGTCACCGGTCCGACGCATCGTGATCCCGAATCGGAGCATGGCTGCGTAAGCATGGGCAGCGGATACACCGAACTTGGCAACGGCGTCTGCAATGGCGCTCACGTCCAGATCTATGCGACCGCCAGCCACGCTCGCTCCTCCTTCTCCCGGACCAGGTCACCGAGCATCGTGACGATGTCCTTCGGCCGCCACGGAATCCAGTCGTTCTGGAGGCCGGCGTAACGGTAGTCCACCAGCCGTGCGGCCTGTGGACACACAGCGCGCGCGGGCTCCTTGAGGGCCGGCGTCTTCTGGACGTCCGGGTCCCAGGTCCAGTAGACAGCGACGTCACCGCTGCACCGAACAGCGATCCCGACCTCGCTGAGCTTGCACGCCTGCTGGTAGGTCACGGGGAGGGCTCCACCAGACCGCCGAGGGCCTCGACCGCACACTCGTGCTCGATCTGGTCGACTGTCACCCAGGTGCGCCAGCTGCCGCCGTCGATCCGCACCGAGAACGGGGTCAGCTCCTTCTCATCGATCTCGATGATCCTGGCGGACATACCCTGGTTGACCTGGGCATCAGTCGCCTTGACCACGATCTTCTGGCCCACGCGGAAGTTCACACCCCGGTTCTACCCCGGACGCCAGACGCCCCAGCTCGGAAATCGCATCACGCGCTTCCGGGAACGGCTCCCACTCGTCGCTGTTCTTGATCAACTCCGGCACCATGTCGGCCGCGTAGTGGTTGGCGTTGCAGATGGTAGGCCGGCCGAACGCGTCGAGGGTGACGTTCAACCGGCTGGAGAGGCAGAACTTGTCCTCTTCGTCCATGTCCTCGCGGTAGCCGGGCTCCTTCACCACGTAGGAGGCGACTCGCCTGATGCTCCAGTAGAGCGCATCGCGGAACCTCACAGGTTCCGTTCTAGCTCATCGGCCTCATCAGGGGCCAGGTCGCCGAGGTCGCCCTCGTCGAAGGCCGTCACGGATCGATCGCCCCAAGGCGCTCGATACTGCTCATCGCCTCGAGCCTCTCGATCCGGCTCTCGATCGCGCCGCTGATCCCTGGCGCCTGGTGCGGGTTCGCAGCAGCGATCTTCAGGAAGCGAACGAACGAGTCCACCTTGGCGGGCGGAATCCGAATCGTGCACGAGCCGACCGATGTGTAGCTGCGGGCCGCTTCCTCCCAGTCCGGCCGGGGCAGCCGGTCCAGCCAGCCACGGACTTCCTCGTCGTCATCGTGCTCGTAGAGGTGGTGCGCTCCCGCCATTCGCAAGGCCATCAGCACCGGTCCTGTGATCCGCATCGGGATTCCCGGCTTCTTCCTGCTCATACCCCCGTTCTACCTCGGTCGGCGGTAAGTCTCCCAGTAGAGCGAGCCGATCGATCGCGCTGAGCTTGCTGACCTCGCGCTCTATTGCCGTGAGCGCGCTGAGGTAAGGATCCTCGTGGCGGTAGGTTGCCCGGCGCCTGAGACCTCGGAGATCGACCAGCATGTTCAGCCGAGCATGCGCGTATTCGTTCGCGGCCCACGTGGTGTAGCCGCCGAGAGCGTAGAACCCGCGAGCCGCGATCTCTCGTATGAACTCGCCCTCGGTCACGACTGGTCAGCGCAGACCCGGCACTCCGACGAGTAGTTCCGGTGGCCGAAGAACAGCTCGATCTCGCGCGCGGTTGCTTCAGCTGAGTCAGAGGCATGGACGAGGTTCTCGCGAACCGGGTCACCGGACGCGAAGTCGCCCCTAATCGTTCCGGGCGCGGCCGTCGATCCATCCGTCACGCCCACCATCGCACGCACGACCTGGATCGCCTTGTAGCCCTCCACGATCATCGCGATCGACGGGCCGCTCTGCATGAACAGCGACAGCTCGGCGAAGAACGGCTTGTCCACGTGCGCAGCGTAGTGATGGCGAGCGAGATCTGCGTTGAAGCGCAGCGACTCGGCCACAACGATCTCGAGCCCTTTGCGCTCGAGCCGGGCGATGATCTCGCCGGCCAGCTCGCGCTTGACCGCGTCAGGCTTGATCAGAACCAGGGTCCGCTCTCGCTCCACACTCTTCCTCCCTCACGACCGCCGCGAGCGCGTCGATCGCGTTGTCTAGCTCCAAGTAGCGCTCGGGCAGCCGTACCGCGAGCCAGCTTCCCAGCTCGAACTCGACGGCCACGAACCCAGGGGCCGCGCTGAGGGCCTCGTCCCGCACGACCCGGCCGCGCCGGCCCGCGTAGCTCCCCTCGACGCAGAGCACCCGAGTCCCGATCCTCATGGTCACGTTCTACCCTCGGCAGGCGTCATAACAGGCTCTTGGGAGCCAGCTCCCGGCCCTGGGAGCGCGATCTCAGCCGGCGCGGACCACGAGCCCTCGGCCAGACGATCGAACCACACGCGGGCTCTCAGGCCGCCGGAACGATACTAAAGGACTTACGACAACGCTCGGGGATCACCGCGTCCCCCAAGCGTTTACGACAGGCTCGCACGGGCTCGCGCGTGAGCCCTCCCGGGCTCCGCCGGGAGCGAAATCGGCCTCCAGGCCGATCGCCGCAGTCGCGCGCGCCGCCCCGCGCAGGCGCTCGCGCCGGCGAGGAGAAGAGATCTTCTGCTGAGACAAGAGATTGTGCGCCACAACTCCGGCGTGAGAACCGGGCGGTCGGTTGTTGGAAGGGATGGCACGAGGCGTGCGAAGGAGACTACCGCTCACCAGCCCGGAGGAAGACGTGCTCTCCATGCAGCTCACCCAGACCGTTCGGCTCCGCCTCGTCCTCGGCCTCGAGATCGAGGGCGGCGCCACCAGCTCCATCTTCCCGGCCGTGGAGAAGGCCCTCCACAGCCGGAGCAAACTGGCCGCAGCCGTCGAGGCCGTGGTCGACGGGGACGACCCGGACCGCTATGAGTCCTACATCGACTACCTCGTCTGCCAGGTCTTCCCGTCGTTCGGGCCGGCCTGCTTCGCCTTCTACGCAGGTGGCGGGCTCCAGCTCCGCGAGCAGATCACGGCAGCTGGCCGCGACAAGCTCGAGGCGATCCTGCTCGCCGCCCTGTGGACGACCGAGGTGTTCTACGAGCACCAGCACCAGTGCTACTGGAACGACGTGCGCGTGCTGCTCGAGCGGAACCTCGAGCCGATCGTGGTCCGGTGGTGGCCAGCCGGCGTCCCGGTCAGCGACGACGCCATCACGTCGCTCGGCGCGCTCCTCGACGCTCGGGGAGAGGTGTTCTCACTACCGGCCGCGTAGGTAGGATAGAGCGCGACATGCAGCTCTACATGGCGCTACGACAAAGCGGAGTGCCGGCCGCTCGACGGGAGCCGGCAAACGACAACGAGCCGTACGCGGTCATGTGGGGCGAGCTTGGCATCTACGTGATGTACCGAGGCGACGGGCCAGAGGGTCACGACGCTCGATGGGCCGACGCGGAGTCGTTCTCCGATTGGGAAGTGGTCACCCAGCTGGAGAGTCTGCTGGAGTGAGCTACGGCAGCGCCTCGTTGATGAAGACCTTGCCGGTCCAGAGACCGGTCTCGGAGTCCTTCTCCAGATGAAGCTCGGTGATCGTGCCGGTGGTCTCACCAATCGCGCTCATGCCGGATTCGACCTTCGTGTAGGCCGCATCTCGTCTCGCCTCACCAGCCGTCAGGTTGGGCTGGTAGACGTTGATGACGGCGTTCTGCTCCGTCTCAGCCTTCTCCAGGGCTTCCTTCAGGGCGTCCTGCTGTGCCTGCGTCAGTGTGATCTGGGCCATCATTCTCCTCCTTGGGCACCCATTCTAAGAAGTGCTTGCCCCCCACATCTCTAAGACCGATTTCCGTACCAGGCCACTCGTGACCGTGGGCTGTCAGCACGTCCTTTATTCCGTCGTTGGTTCTCTTCTTCGCTTCCGCGATTGCCCTCTGCTCCGTTTCGGCGAGAAGGGCGACGTAGTCGGCCTCGACCTTGCTGACCTCTACGCTGATCTTCTTAGGCTCGTCTGACATCTAGCCCCACAGCGGAACGTAGCGCGTGTTTCCGTTGACGATGAGTTCCAGCCAGCCAAGCTGCGCGATACCCGCACCGGCTGGAACATTGCCCAGCACCGCACCACTGGAACCGAGCGCCGTAGCGCCACCGAGAGCCAGCTTTCCGTAGCCGGTCCCACCATCCGTAACTCTGACAACGCCGGCCGAATCTCGCTTGACCCCAGCGTCAGGCGACCCGCTTGGCGACGATGTGGCGCTCCACACCATGTCCAGGTCGTTGCGGAAGATGACGATCTTCCTCTCCCCATCGAACCGAAGACGTTCGGAGGCCCCGAACCAATAACGGACGGATCCCAGGCCGGTGCTGGAAAGGATAGTGCGTCCAGCGCTGATGGTGACGTCCCCGCCAGGCCCGGACCCTCGCCCGTTACCAGCGGTAATGCCGACGGAGCCGCCCCGACCACTGGTGCCCGCCTCGCCACCCTGCACGGCCGCTCTGCCGCCGTTTCCGCCAGCATTGTAGGCGTAGCCGCCTAAAAGCTCGGCCTCACCTGCCTCACCGCCGGCCGACACGCCTCCCTGCATCTGGACCCTAGCGCCATCGAACCCGCTCGTGGTATCTCCAGGACGCAGGTAGATGCCACCGGCGCCGTAGTTCGGGGCAGCCGCCGTCCTGATGTATACGGTGTAACCTTCGAGCGGGCTGTAAAGCCCAGCACTGCTCACGCCGGGCACCGCCGGAGAGAGCGTGACCGTCCTAGAGCCATTAGTAGCAGAGACCTCGTACGCCTCCAGATCTCCACGGCCTGTCCCGCCGTCAGTGACCTTGACGACACCGGCGGCTTCGCGGGTGAGCCCGACGTCTGGTGAGGTTCCGAAGACCACCTGGTCGCCGTCGGAAACGACAATGTTCCGACCACCGGTGGTCTGCCCCTCAACCAGAGTGTCTTGCAGAGTGCCGGCGCCGCCCGTGTTCAGCTTCGTCTGAACAGACGAATCGAGCTTGGCCTCGGAGATCGTTCCGTCGTTAAGCTGTGGTCCAAAGATTCCCACGGTGACCTCCTATTCGTAGTAGAACGTGACCCGCGCTCCCGCAGGCAACGTGAACGGTACGTCGAGCCAGGTGAGGGTGGTACCACTGACAGTGAAGAAGGTCGGGGAGTCGTACTCGACGCCCTCGATGAAGAGCGGCCACACGTCCGCCTCCTCGGGCTCGCGCGTGAGAGTGAAGACCGTCTGCCCAGCCGTGGCCGTGAACTTGTCCACCACTCGGCCGATCGCTCCGCCGCTTCCAGGATCAGGCAGCGTGGTGGCGCCGATGATCTTGTTGATGAACGCCTTGACCTCGCCGACCTGGCCGGGCAGGGCAGAGAACTCCATCTTCCTGATCTCGGGCAGGCCGGAGAACGTCATGATCCCGTTGGCGTGCATACTGAACGTCAGGTCGGTGTTGTCGTTCAGGCGCACCTGGATGTCGCCGTCGGTTCGCAGCATGAAGAACGTCTGCTTCGCGCCTGACTCGGCCGGCTGAACAGGCAGGGTCACCGGCTTGAGGACATCGCCCGGCTCGATCGTGACGCTCAGCTGGTTGTGCTGATCCTGATCGTCGAGATAGAAGTCGTAAGCCTTCGAGGCTAACGCGCCGCCCTCGGTGGACCCGCCGATCGTAGCTCGAACCGATGTGCGAACAGCCATGCGCAGACCCTCCTCGCAGGAGGCATTCTACAAGGCAGCCCTGGAGGAGTCCCGTGCTAGTAGGCCCAGGCGTCTCGCTGGTGCTTGAAGCGGGCAGGCCCAGGCGTCTCGCTGGTGCTTGAAGCGGGCCGGGCCACCCAGGAGGGTCACAGCATCGAGCGGCAGTGGAACCGAGACGTAGAGCCCTTCCAGGTCCCGGAACACCCGGCGGCGGGCGCTCTCGAGCCACGCGAAGCCGCACTGGTGGCAGTAGGATCCATGGTGCTCCTCGACGTGGTTCTGCCAGCAGGCGACCGCCTGCCGGAGCGTGACCCGGACTCGGATCGGTGGGTTCACAGCCACGTTCTACCCGGCGGTCCGGGGTAGAACGATGGCATGATGAAGCTGGTGATGACCTGCGGATGGTGCGGGAAGCGCGAGGAGCGCATGGTCATCCCCCAGGCGAGGATTGAGCTGCCGGACGGATGGGTGACTCGACCCACCTCACCGGTAGCCGGGTTCCTTCTGGCCGGCCTGGAGGACGAGCGCGTCTTCTGCTCTCAAGAGTGCCGTCTCAATCGAATCGACACCGAGAAGGACATCGCGAAGAAGGCCCAGAGGGAGGGCGAGCGAGTCGCGCGGGAACTCTTCCAGAGGGAGCTGCGGGCCGAGCTTCATCGCGCGCGAGGAGCGGTCATCGCGCTGGCGGAGATAGTCGAAGACGAACCGTGAGCCGCACGATCGAGGACATCTTCGACCTGCTCGAGCGACACGACGGCAAGAACATCAGCGCTCACGCCATGGGCGGCTTCCTCCTTCGCCACTTCGCCGAGATCCTCTCCAACGTGGGCGATCGGAAGCGGCACGCCGGTCGCGAGCCCTACAACCTGGCCTGCGAGTGGCACGCCATCGCCAGACCGCTCTACACCGACGTTGCCGACTTCAACATCAGCGCCGAAGCACCTGACGCCCTCATCGAAGCGCACGCGGACGGTGTAGACCTATCCGAGTGGATCAGGTGTCGCTGCAAGGAGCAGCCCGAGGGAATGCTGGCCGCGAAGATCAACGTCCACGCCACCGTGCTGATGCTGTGCTCGCTCAACCAGGAGGGCCGGCGCCCCGATGACCCGGCCGACCTGAGCAGCGACGACGCCGTCCGAGTGATCAAGTTCATCCACGAGATGATCTGCGCGCAGATCCCAGCCGTGGACCTGCTGGGAGCGCTGGCCGATGGCGAGTGACGGCGAGCTGTGGGAGTGCGCGCTGGTGGTCGAGACCATCTCCAAGAATCGGACGCCGGGCGTCGTCCTGTCGGCTGACGAATCTGTGATCCGATCCGTCCTCCGGTCCAGGCCGCCGTGCCCATGCGGGAACTGCGCCGAGCTGTGGATCTTCTCCCCCGATGGACATTCGTTCGACGGCAGACTCGTCTGGCCCTGCCAGGTCGAGCTGAGAAACGCCGTCGATCAGCTGGGCAAGCTCGCATGATCGACCCCGACTACCACACGCCCGAGAACGCCGAGGTTCGGCTGAACAAGCTGCTCGAGAACTATCTCCGCCGCGAGCCTTACCGGCCGGTCGTTCTGCACGCGCTGCGGGAGACGTTCAAGGAGAGGTTCCCGAACCTGGCCGAGAACTACGACATCCGTATCAAGTGGTACTGGCAGCCCGGCGATGCCGAGGAGCCATCCATCGGCAAGGTGACAGTCTTCGAGCTGTCAGCCGTGGATCGACTCGCGCGAGTGGCTAACCCGCGAGACGAGGTCCGCGACTGCGTCGAGGCTTGCCCTTCCGGGCCTCGAGCCCGAAGAACATCCGGGGGTGGTGGTTCCAGCCGCCGATCGCCTTGAACACGGCCCGGCCCGACATCCCGCAGCCCTCCCACCACTCGATCGTGCCCTTCGGTCCGGTCATCTCGGCGATGTAGCCGGCCTCGTTGTCGGCTCGCCGTACCCGGCACATGTAGTGGCCGCCGTGCTTGGTCGCGGCCCCGTTACGCTCCTCGGAGACGTAGGCCCGCGTCGTGATCCCGATGACCGACGTCCACTCGCGCGGCGGCGGCGGCAGCGCGAGCACCTCCTTGCGCCGCTTCTTCAGCGACGAGCACAGGCCGCTGACGCCGAGCCCGTGCCCCGTCTTCGCCGCGTCCTCCAGGAGTTGTGCGGTCGCCCGCTGCTTCCCCTTGAACCTCGCGAGCGCTTGCCGGTAGAGATTGCCGTAGAACGTCTTGCCGGACATCAGAACCTCCTCATCCAAGAGGTTCTACCCAGGTTCGTCGCCGTCCAGCGCGCCCAATCGGGTAACCGCATCCACGCCCATCAGCTCGTCGAGCTGCCGGAGCCGGATCTTGACCGCCCGCCGCGTGCTGGGATGCAGGTGCTTGCGGGACAGACCGGCTCGCAGACCATCTCGGACAGCTTCGAGAAAGAACCGATCGGCCACCGTCGCCCGGCCCCTGTGCATGACGTAGCTGCCCACGATCCGTGTCCTGTTGCCGCCCACGTGCCAGCAGTGGTCAGTGTTCGCCCCTGGCCAGCGTGGTCTGAACGCCATGGTCAGCGCTGACTGGATCATCCGCACCATCCTGGACGTGAACTCGATCGTGATCGCCCGCTTCCACGAAGGCGAACTCGTGCGCTGGCGTCACGGATCAGAGCGCGGAACGCTCTGCATGGTCGAGCGCGTGTTCATGGGGCAAATACTCGCCCGGCCCGTGAACGACCTAGACGTGATCTGGGTCGCCGGGCCGGACGATCTGCGCCACGAGTGGGAGCCCGAGGACTAGAGGAGCTTGTAGGAGATGCCGATGTCGTCGAGGTTCCACTCCGCCGTGTAGGCTCCTGCCATCGTGGCAGCGCGCAGTCTGAAATCCGCGTAGCTCGGCGCGAACAGCCTGGAGTTGGCGGCGAACACCACCGTTGCCTTCACCCCATCGACGGCCAACTCGGCCTCGACGGTCGGAATCGTCGTCCCAACCTGGCGCCCGTAGAACGATGCGGTATGCCACGCACCATCCACGGGTAGCGCCAGACCAGCGGGGAGGCCGCCGGGAAGAATCGGGGCGATCTCGTGCAGGGGCATCGTGGCGGGCGGCGTCACCGTGTCGACCGTCTCCAGCCACCGAATCACCAGGTCTTGGCCCGACATGAGCCCGTTGCAGAGCAGCCTGATCTCGACGGGAGTCCCGGTTGTCCCGACCCCCAGCAGGTTGGAGGGGAGCATGAACCTGAAGCGGGCGTAAAACTCGGAAGCCTCCGACTCTGTTCCACCGCCGCCGCCAGGGAGCCCCTGTTGGTTGACGACGTAGCCGAAAGCGTAACCGGAGGAAGAACCGCCGGGCACCGCGAGCTTCTGCTCCAGCGAGTTCGGCGAAGAGACGCCGTTCGCCTCGACCGTCAAGGAGGCAGCACCAGCAGACCCGTAAGCCGAAACGATGGAGTTCAGGTTCGTGTTGTAGGTGTGACGGTTCGGCTCCGCCGGGGTGACATCCGGCAACAGCCCGGCCGCGAATGCATCGAACGCTTGACTGTAGACCAGTACGGGCTCGGTCTGCACGGTCGCGACACCGTTGTTGCGGGCGATGGCCTCTTCGGCCGCGCGCTTGTCGCTGGCCGGCACGTCCTTGAAGTCGATGATCACCGAGAGCAGCTTCCCGTTGGCGTCCCTGACGTGCTCGACGGTGGTCTTCTCCTTGTCTGCGCCGGTGAGCGCGGACGTCATCACATCTGTGATCTCCGCAGCCGTCTGGTCGGCGAGGAGACAGCACTCGGGATCCGTTGTCAGGTCGACCTTGGTAGCTGCCATTGGTCCATTCCTCCCTGTAGTTGAGCCCCATCATCCTACGAAGGGGAGCCCATCCGCGCCAGCGGAGTTAGCCGAGATCGGCGGCCAGTTCTCCGAGCCGCTCGACGACGCTGATTGGCCCTATGCGCGGGCCGGCATTGAGCTTGTGCATCCGCTGCGACCGCTCAGATGAGTCCTGGCTCACGAGCACGCACGGCCGGCCACCCTCCCAGCCGATCGACCGCACGGTCCCCCTCACCGGACCCTCCTCATCGGCCAGGCGCAGCCACACGTGGTCGCCGATGTCGTATGGGTGACGGTTCCAGATCACCGAGTCAGGTCCCCCAACCGCTCCACGGCCGGCACCGGGAGCACGTGTTGCGAGGGGATTTCCTTGAGCAGTCCTCGTAACCGACCGCCATTGTCCGTGAAGAGCACGTCGTAGCACACGCGCCCGGTCTTGTGATTCACCCGAACGTGGCAGACACGGCCGCGCGCTCGGAGGCCGACATTCGGCACGTAGTGGATGACATCGTCGCCGACCTCGAACTCGACCTCGAACCCGGGCTCCTCGTCGCTCACAGCAGGATCCAGTCGCTCGGGAAGCCGTAGTCCTCGGGGCGCGGGCGCGGCTCTTTTTCTGATGGCGCCCTTTTCTGCGCATCTGAGCGCCCCTCGGCTGCCTTATCCGGCGGGAGATAGAGCACTTCCCGCTTGGAGAACTCCCGGAACGCCGCGAACGGGTCGTCAGCGCTGACCTCGGGCTTGCGTTCCTCCTCGAGCATCAGCTCGCGCTCGCGCCGGATTGTGCCCCAGCCTTCCTCGATGATCCCCCGAAACAGACGCTCGAAGAGCGGCTGCTCTTCGGCCATCACGTGGGCCTTGATCACCTTCATGGCCTCGGTCAGCTGGGGAACGAAGCCGGAGCGCTTCAGCTCGCGGTAGCGCTTCCGGTCTGCCCGGCCGCCAAGAGGGGTCTCGCCGGCGATCTCGTCGATGATCCCGAGGCCGCGCAGCTCGTCGATCGCCCCCATCACCCACAGCGCGGTCTGGGGGTCGTAGGGCGCCGGGCTGCGGCCGAAGTCTCCGTAGCCGTCGTCGTAGCCGTGGCCGGGATAGAACTCAGGAGCCATCTCTGCTCTCCTCTTCCTCAACACGCGAGGCCACCGTCCCGAGCAGGTCTACCGCACTGATGTGCTCCTTGCAGTACTGATACTCGTTCAGGATCGCGGTTCGTCTGCACAGCCCTTCCCAGGTCTCCCCATCCGCGTAGTTGTTGATCGCCCTGTTGAGCACCATCGCGAACCCGTCCGTGTGCTTGACCGTGACGCGGACCGTCCCTTGTGTCTTGTTCTCAGCAACCTCGGCAAACTCGCACGCGATCTCCTCGAAGGCCGCGCTCTCAGGATCCTCGTCACAGAGATCACCGGCGGCCCAGTTGATCGCCTCGATCATCTTCGCGGTGAACGTCAGCTTCCACTCGCCGCTCACGATCAGACCGGCGTCGATCCACGGCTTGTCGAACCCCTCGGTCTCGCTCACAGTGCCCCCACGTCGATCTTGAAGCTGAACCGGACCGGCGCGAGCGTTAGCCTATTGACGATCTCGCGGTTCTTCCGCATCCGCTCGACGTGCTCATCCCACTCCCGAACGCGGTGGGCCGCGCGCTTGTCAGCAACAGCCGCCAGGCGGTCGATCGCGGAAGGCTCGGTCGGCGCGCGGCGGAAGATGGCCTTGCTGAGGATCGACTCGCCGTACTGGTCCATCTCCGCGTAGTCGTCGTAGCGGTTCATTCGACGCACCGTCCCAGCGCATCGACGGCCGAGGCCAGATCCATCTCGTCCAGCGGCACCTCGATACCGTCCTGCGCCGGGCTGTTGCTGTAGGCGTAGTGGCGGAGGACGACGAAGACGGTCACACCAGCCCCGCCAGACGGTCGACGGCGCTCATGGTCTTACGGTACGCCTGCACCAGGTGAATAGCGGTGAGCTGACGCCGGTAGACGTCAACCGCGCTCGGGATGCCGAAGTTCTCTGCATGGTATAGCGAGCTGAACACGATCTCTTCTTCGTTGGCCAGCGCCCCATCACTCATGTGGCCGAGCCACGGCCAGCGGTCGATGAGGGCTTGGATCGACTGGCTCACGTGTCGTGCCGGGCTCACGTGTCGTGCCTGCCCTCCCGCCAGGCCAGGATGCCGGCGTTGGCGAACTCTCGCCCGAGAGATTCGCCGCCGTAGGCCGCCGTGAAGGCCGAGAAGATCTGCTCGCGGATACCGGCTAGCGCAGCCTCGTGCTCGTCCATCTCCTCGGGCGACCACACGGACTCGAGACCAGACTGCTTGCCCCGCTGGTAGCCGCGCACGCCGAGCGTGTCGAAGATCCAGGTCGCGATGGCGCAGTGGACGCTCTCGTCGGTCGTGAAGCTGTGCGGATCGCCGGTGGAATACTCGCCTGGTCCCCAGCGATCATAGTCGAGGTGGCGCAGCCCTTCGACTCGCTGCGCCGCTCCGAGGAGCGACAGGGCGATCCGGTCGCGCACCATGTCGACCTGCCGCTCCATGTCGTGGAGCCAATCGGGATGGCCGGACGCGTCGGCGATGTCCCAGATCGCGCGCGCGGCCTCGTGGAGCTTCTTGTCGGCTCTGTACGCGAGCTGCTCCGCCTTCGTCCGCCGAGCCTCAGCCTTGGCCTTCTCGAGCGCGCCCTCGGCCGCCTTCACCTTCTCGTCGGGGGTCACGTCGGTCCTCCATACCGACGTTCTACCCGGGTCTGATCTTCTCGATCGACTCCAGGGAGCGGCGGCACATCTCATCGTCGAACATCGCGATGTGACAATCACTTAGATCGATCTCGAGGGCCGCCGCGAGCTTCAGATACCAGCGGAGCCGAGCCCCTCGCGGCTCGGGATCCCGCTTCCAGAGCGGATCGAAGGCTTCATGCACCTTCATCCTGAGCGCCCGCAGCGGAGCGTCGGCGAGTGTCCCGAGCGGCGTCTGGCCATCGTGCTTGTGGGTTCCCACGCGCGCGCCACACGGCCGGCAGAGCCAGATGTTGCCGTAGGAGACGCCGCCGTAGACCTCGGCCGAGTCAGTCAGCTGGGCGGGCTGGCCGCAGTATGGGCAGATGACGTTCACGAACCAGGTTCTACCCGCAGTCGAACCTCGGATCCTCGACCGGGAGCGTTTGGCCGGCCAGCTCGTGCGTACAGTCGCCGAGGAACTGGACCATCCCCTCTCGCAGGAACAGGTGGCAGCGGTGGACGCCGCGCTCAGGCTCAGCGTGGTCTCGGTTGCACAGCAGGGACGGTGAGAACGTCGGCTTGTCGATGTTGCCGTTGAACGTCCAGACCGGGCCGGACTCATTCGTACCGAGCTTGGTGGTGAATCGATGATGGATCTCGCAGCCGGGACAGAAAAACCACCACGATTCACCGCCAGCCTGGGTCATTGTTCTCTGAATCATGTGGGGATAACTTCCATGTTCTTCTGCCCGGACGCGGCCACCTCGCACGGCCAACGGCCCTCTTCCACCAACGCTCTCCTGTGCGCGAGAATCATGGCCGGCGCGTTCTTGCCGAGGCGCCTGTTGAGAGCAATTAGGGACGGGTAAACACCATCCGCAACCAGCGTGTGTGCTGCATCCAGAATGCGCTCACGCATCGCCGCCGATACGGTCAGCTTCGGCTGAATCTGGGATGACGAGGTGTGAGGGCAGTAGCCAAACGCGCCGATGGAGCAATTACAGTTCGCGCACAGAACACGAAAGCCCGGCGGAAATCCGTGTTTCTTCACCCACAGATAAGTTCGCTTGCCGGCTCCGCCAGTTACTCTGCGGTGCGAGGCCCCATCACCGTCAACGTGATCCAGGCACAGAAACTCCAGGTGGTCCTCGCCGCAGCACGCGCATCGCGGCGTGGCGTCGTCGCTGTAGCGGGATAACACCTCGAATCGTAGGCGGTGGTTGTAGCGGCTCGCGCTGGTCATACAGCCTCCGATACCGCTTATAGCACCAGCGCGACAAGATCGATAGGCTTTAGCGACCAGAACCAGTATCCCTCGCCGCCCGCCTTGGTCGTCACTCGTTGGATCATGGCCTCGATTCTACACGAGCCATCTCACCCGCCGATCCACTTCGCGATTGCGCTGATGAGTCCGAGCAAGACCGCGACAACGAGCGTGAGCACGAGGCGGCGCTGCTTGCTGCGTCGGTTCGCCTCGGTGTGCCGCTTCACATCCTCGAAGAAGTCCGCGATTCGCTCGTCAGCGCTGGCCGCTCTCTGCTTCGGCGGACCGTCCTGCCAGATGTCGTCTACGTCCCGGTGGCAGTAGACGCACCGTTGATCCTTGCCGAACTTGTGCCGGCAGGCCGGCTCCTCCTTCGGCCCCTTCTCGGCTCGCCGATACGCCAGCCAGTCCTTGAGTCTTCCGCGCACGCTCGGCGGCGGCTCCGCGAGAGGGTCCCGCTCGTCGCAGCCTGGGGTCGGACAGGAACCGGCCCCCAGGAGGCACTGGGCGTGCGTCAGCGCGCCGCAGCCCCGGCAGATGACCAATCCGTCAGGCCCATCGTGGCAGAGCACACAGCGCTCGTCCTTGCGCCGGCCGCTCGGCCGGAGCTTGAACAGCGGCGGCTCGGGCGGCTTCGTGTGATAGGAGCGCGGACGAGGGGGCGGCGAAACCGGCCTGATCGGCCTGGCCGGCCCCGTAGGCGGCTTCTCACCCGGCGGGATGTCTCGACCCCACCGCCCCACGCTAGTCCTCCCTCATGGGCTCAGCCATCGGAGATCCTCGTAGCGCGTCGCCTTGCCAGAAGCACCAGGATGCTGGCCCGCGCAGAGGAGAAGCCCACGAGTGGAACTTGGCGATGCGGGCTGAACTCGCCGGCATCTGTCTCGCGCACCCTGCTCGGAATCAGTCGATCAGAGCTGGTATAGATCCGGTTGTCCTTCATGTACTCGAAGGCGAGCCTTCTGGCGGCAGCCCTGGCCGATCCGTCCGACAGCCATACACCGTGGTAGACGTTGGTGTGATTGCGTCGCCGCCGGTACTCGTTGGACAGCACCACGAACACGGTCTTCACGGGTCGGGCTCCGAATCGGCGATCTCGGCCAGAATGTCGCCGTGACACGCCTTCGGCTTGCAGTGGCAGCCGAGGATCTTGCCGCGCAGCTCCCGCCGGGCCGCCTCAACCATCTCTGGGCGCGCGAGGACCCACTCGCGGTAGCGGTCGAGCGCCTCCTCGCGCGTGGCGACCCTGTACTCGGCCAGCGTTCCCGGCCGGTGGCTGAACGGGTTCCCCGCTTCGACGGCCGGCCGATGTAGACGTGGTTCCTCGATCCACGGTGGATGTTGACGACCCTGGTCTTCATGCCCCCGTTCTACCCGGGGTAGGTAGATTGACCACGCTGATGAATAGAACGACCGGGGGCGCTCTCGCCCCCGGTCGTGCTTCCCAATCGTGCTGCTTGTAGGCGGTTAGGCGCCCTTCTTCCCCTTATTCTCGGAGTCGTCCTTCTCCTCCTCATCGGGGTCCTTCAGCAGACCACGGTACCGGAGCTGGTCCGACCATCGGGCTCGCTCATCGTCCTCGTCTAGGATGAAGCCCATGCGAATGTTGACGGCTCCACCGTACCAGGGAGGCAGGCAGACAACATTCTTGACATTGCGATGCTCGGACTTGACCCGGTCGGAGACCATCCGACGCACGCCGGTCTCGTAGAGGTTGGGGACGGAATTAGGATCGAGACCGTGAACGGCCGTCACATAAGGAGGCATCTGCTTCCCGTCAGGCGCCGTAACGACCGATACCGATGACATCGGCTGCGCGTTCCACCACGCGTCTGCCTCCTCCGAGAACTTCGGGGGGTCTGTTTTTTTCTACGCGAGGGTCGTAAACATCGGGATGTCTGGAAACCGAGGGTTCCTGACAGGTAGACACGTCACCCATTGGAGTTACGCGCTGGATGCACCCTGAGCGACGCGGCCGGGCCAACCGGATGGAGCGCGGCCCCTGGAACGAGAAGTGGGATGGCCACCGCCAGCGCGGTCCAGGGGGTAGAACGGAGAGCGGAGGCAAGAACCGTGCAGATCAGACTCGAGACCAGTCAGTTGGAGCAGGCGTTCGCCGAGTGCGACGACATCTACGTCTGGGTCGACGACCTGTTCGGCGAGATGGGCGCCTACGTCCGCGTGGACAAGGAGCACTTCCTGGGCACCCTGAAGGCCGAGACCAAGAAGGGCTGGCGGCTCTACTACGACGTCATCCTGAAGGGCGCCGACCTCTGGATCGGCGGCGGCGGATGAAGCGCGGCGACCGGGTAGAGATCTTCGAGGGTCTCCCGAGCACACGCGGCCTGCGCGGGACGGTCTTCGGGGTCGGCCCCATGGGCACGTTCGTGAACATCCTGCCGGACCAGTGGGACCGGAAGCTGTGCGGCATCCCGATCGATCACGTTCGCGCGATCTCGGCCGTCGAGCAGCTCGGTGACCTGGCGCGCAGTAGCATCCGGCTGGGAGGGCAACCGTGCTGAGCATCCTGATCAGGTTCATCTTCTCCCGCCTCGCGCGCCTCCACTGCTGCGCGTGCGTAGCCCTCGGGAGGCCGGGCGGCGGCCTCACACCGGGCGAGCAAGATCTGATCGCCGGCGGCTACAGCCACCTCGCGATCGAGTCGGTGAGCTTCCGCCTCGATGTCACCTATGAGGAGGCCAGGGACCGCATCTACCGCTGGCTGGCGCCGTGAGTCCAGCTGACGCGATCAAGGCCAGCCGGATCGGCCTCGCGATCGACGAGAGCTACGAGCCGCTGGTCTTCTACTGCTCGCGCGATTCGATCTCCACGGTCCGTACCCACCTCTGCCGGATAGGCCAAACGGCCCGCGCCCGCGCGCTTAGGCTCCTCGGAGAACACGAAGCCGGGACCATCCGCATCCAGCTCGTTCCCATGAGTGACGCCGAGAAGACCAAGACCTGGGAGCCGGTCGCGCCCAAGACCGCGATCGACGACCTGGCGGACCTGGCACGCTGATGAGCGGCACATCCGGCAGCGGCGGCACCCACACCGGCAAGCTGTCCGGCGGCCCAACCCCTCTCTACTCCTCCGACCAGATCACAGACAGGATCATCCGCCCAGAGGAGCCCTCAGCAGTCGAGCTGCTCGGCGACGTAGCGACTGGTCAGCGCAGACCCGCCCGCTATCGCCTGCCCCACCTCCCCGTGAAGCCTGGCTCCGTCGTGCTCATGCCCCTGGACCCGGACGCGCCGGTGCCGTTCATGACCGATGACAGCAACGGCAACCTCGGCGGCGACATCGCCACGATCGACTACAAGACTGGCATCATCGAAACACACGACCCGCTGCCGCGCGTCCCGCTCAAGGCCGGCTGGATCTTCTGTACAGAGACCTAGCCTCAGCAGCCGACTGACAAGCCGTCCGCGTCGCCCTCGATCCGGCGGAGCTTCGGGTGCTTCACGAGCTTCTGGGGCGTCGACTTGTCGAGACGCACCCCACCGATCTTGTGCTTCGCCTCGAAGTCGATGATGTAGCCGTGGACTCCCTCGTGCGCGCTCACCGGCTTCAGGTACGGCAGCAGTCGAATGATCTCGGCCTGTGCCTTCGGCAGCGCACTCACGTCGATCCGGGTCGCCTCGGTCAGCACGCGATCGTCGGCGGCCCGGGGTTACGCGCGGGCGCGCTCTTCCTTCTTATGAACCCCTTCCCGCGCAATTTTAGCCCCCAACGGATTGTCCACCGCCGGCCCCTCGAGCGGATCCCTGTAGACCCTCCACCGCTGATTGATCAGAGACCTCCACTCCCGCCACTCCCTCCACTCGCGCACGCGTCTGGCCGCCTCGCCCTCCGGGTCCGCGATGGCGGCGAGCTGATCGACCGCGCTCGGCTCCTCGAATCGGCGGGCGTGCCTGGACATGATGCTCTTGCGCAGGGAGAAGTCGTTCGGATCGACTGTGGTCGCGGGAACCTCGGGGATGTAGGGCGCGAAGATGTAGCCGGGGCTCAGTCCGGTCTCTCCATCGGCCGGTCGTCCGTTCTGGTCCGCGATCACACCTCTGTTCTACCTGAACCTGAGCCCGGGCGCCGGCTGCGGAGCCGTGAGCGCCGGTTCCGGTGACGTGCTTGTGCTGTGAGCTGGCGCACCCTGGCGTAGCCGTGGGGCAGGAGCCCTCGGGTTGCGCGGGCTGCACCCTACGTGGTGAGTTTCCAAGGGGAGTGATCGATAGTCCCCTCCCATTCCATCGCCCGTGCGCTTGAGGGGGCTTCAGTGGCGCAGGAACCGCTACAGAAGAGCGAGCACCTCCGCCGGATCGATGACGGTCTTGGGTACAGTCACCAAGCGGACCACGCGCCAGCCGGACCTCTCGGCCGCAGCGTCCTTCTGGGCGTCGTAGAATCTCCACCCGTCCTCCTGGTGGAACGGCTCGTCGAACTCGACGAGCAGCTTCTCCTCATGCAGCGCAAGATCGAAGATGTAACGGCCAATGGGCAGCTCGAACGTGATCTTCCTCCCCTTGAGGGCCTCCTCAAGCCGCTTGTACCTGTAGCCCTCACGCTTCCTGGCGAGAGCCGCGATGGCGTTCATGCTCCCGCCGTAGCACTTCCCTGACGACCGTCTTCCCTCGATGTCGCCCTTGGACAGGGGCTTGCCGATGGAGCACTGGGGGCCGCAGTAGAGGTTGTGCCCTCGCCGCCGCGAACGCTCGACCTCGACCGCATCACGCGAAGCCGTCCTACCGCACCGATGGCACGTGAACGTAAGCTGCTTGCGCTTGAACGTCCTCCTCGCACCACCGTTGTAGACGAGCTTCTCGCACTCGGGACACCACACACGGCCGCGCCCCCGCAGCTTGTAAGCCTGCACGACTACCGCACCGCCGCACTCGCACGTCGCTCGCACGAACCCGCCCGCGATGTGCTCCTCGACGGTGAGCTTGCCGAGCACCTGGCCGGTCAGATCGATGCGCGGTCGCCCTGCCATGCCGCCATTCTACTATGCAGGAACGGATCTCGAAACCTCGTAGGCATAGTCCCCTTCAGTTCCGCCCGTTATGCGCTCTGAGACCATCCATCGCACGCAGGAACCGCCCGGGGGAGACCCTGCTGCCCGCTAGGGGGTCGCGTCAGGGGGGTGGGGTGTGTCACCCCTCCCGCTAGGGGGCCTGTGGAGTGGGGGCGCCGGGGGCCGGCGGCACGGTGCGTACCGACCGGCGGCAGCTGTCAGCGACGCTCGCGGAGCCGGCGCGGAACAGGCCAGCCGCGCAGCCGGCACCAGCACGAGATATGGAAGACGCGGCAGCGCTCGGTGTCGATCGCGATGCGATGGTGCTGGTCGATGATCTTGCGGCAGATCCAGCACCGTAGGCTGAAGGCGGGCGGCGTCACGTGCACCAGTCTACGCGGTCAGCGCTGACCATGCGCGCGAGTGTCAGTCGGCCGGGGTCTGCCCGTCAGGCTGGTATGAGCGACCGACGGATACGGGAGCTGGAGCGGGTGGCGGCCACGGGTGACGCGTGGGCCGGCCTGCGCTTCCTGGTAGAGCTGCAACGGGCCGGGCTTTGGGGCGGGCCGCGTGAGCTGCACGCTCGCCGGCTCGGCCGCTCCCCTCGCTCGGTCCGGGCGGACTGGGCTGGCATCGCCGGCGGTGGGGAGGGCCGCCGCTGCTTCGAGTGCGGCGCGCTCCTGGGGCTCGGGGAGGTACCGGAGTGGTGGGCCGGGGCACCGTGTTGTCCACGGCCGCCGATCCCAGGCGCAGAGGGCTGCGTCGATGGAGCCCGTAGCCGCGAGGCGTTCTGGCTCGAGGTCGACGCCGACCTGCCCGGCGTTCCGTAGCCGGGTCGGCGCTGACCTGCGCTAGTGGAGGTAGCCGAGCTGCTGCACCATCTGCTGGAGGCCGCGCTTCGCGGCGCGGGCCGCGTCCTGGTACTTCTCGCCGTGGTCGCCGGCCCAGGTCAGCCGCTTGGTGTGGCTCAGAGCCATGGCCCGGAGCTTCTTGATCATGGTCAGCACCTCGCCCTGCGCAGCGGTGACGCTGCCGGACTCGGTCAGCCCCTCGTCCTCCATGCGGAGCGACCGGAACGTCGCCGCGTTGTGCGCGTCCTTGGCCGCGCGCTTGAGGTCGAACGACATGGAGTCGGCGGTGCTCGCCGTCATCCCGTGGTCCTTGCCGTCGAGCGTGAGCGTCACCTTGTCGGGCGCGGTCATGCGGGCCTTGTAGCGCTTGACCATCTTGCCGTAGCCGTAGCCCTTGGCCGGCTTGGTCTCGTCCAGCGCGTCCTCTTCCATCTCGTCGCCGGCCGGCTCTCCGATCGGACCCTCGCCCTTCCCTCGGGCCAGGCCGCGACCCTTGCCCTTGCTGCGGATCTTCATCCCGGGCGTCGCGCATCGCTCGAACAGGCTCATGGGTGTGCTCCTCGCCGGCCGATGATACCCGGTCGGTGGCCAGGGGTCACTGAGCTGCCCGCTAGGGGGCCTGCCGGCCGCCCGGCGCGCGCGGACCTGGGGCACGGTGCGTGCCACCAGCTGCGGTGGCCGCCGCTCTCGAGCAGCAGGGTCGGCGCTGACCTCCCGTAGTTGTCGGAGGGCTCGTGTAGAGTGGAAGCAGAAAGGACGGGGATCACAACCATGTCGCTCTCTTACCCTGAACCGGTCCGCGTGACCGCCTGCTCTTCCACCGTGCCGCGCCTCTGCTTCGGCTGCGGCCAGTACCACATCGGCCTCGGTGACCCTTACTGGTGGCACCACGACTCGGGCAAGCTCGTGCACGACGAGTGCTACGACGACCAGGTACGCGAGCAGCTGCTCGCGCTCTCCGACATCGTGCAGACCACTTCGCCGCCGGCCGATCCGATCACCGTCGCCGACGAGCTGCTGCCCGCAGAGGAGCCCGCGCTGCGTGTCGTGTGCGCGTGGTGCAAGACCACGCTTCGCGAGGGCGTCGAACCCGCCTCGCACGGGATCTGCGACTCCTGCAAGCGCAGCCTCAGCCGGCTCACCGTCGATGTGGACGGTCACGAGCGGTCGCTCGAGGACGCGCTCGAGGACGAGCGCTGGGCCGAGGAGTGGGAACGCTTCGTCAGCGACGACGACGACACGCCGCCGGCTGGGCTCCCTCGGCCGGCGCTCGACTAGCTCCCGGGGATCACGATCTCGCCGAGCCGAGCAAGCTCGGCCGGCGTCACCCACGCGTCAGCTCGCGCGGCCGTCGCGATCACGCTCGCGATCGGCGTCTCCTCGATGAAGAGCACGACCCGGAGCTGCGGCCCGTAGACCTTCCTGAGCACGGACACCAGGAGCCCGGTCCGCAGGCCGGGCGTCTGGCCGATCACCACAGCATCGGGCTTCCACTGGCCGCCGTTGACCGTGGCCGCGACCTCCACCCAGTCGCCGGCCGTCCGTACATCGTGAGCTTGCAGGTTGGAGACCAGCAGGGCGCGCTCGAGCAGCCGGTCCTCGATCACCATGATGCTCAGCCTGGCCATCCACCCAGCATACGAAGTGGGCTCGTGGGGACTTGCCCGCTAGGGGGTTAGTAACCCCTGGCCCGGCAGGGGCCGGCGGGCTACGATGATGGCGCTTCTCCCCAAGCACGAAGCCTCGGCGCCCGACCCCGCTTGTGCCCATCCCACCTCGAGCGGGGTCGCGGCCTGTACAGACCACAAGCCCGGCCGTAGGGACCGGGCTTGCAGCCGTGAGACCGGGCAGCTCCAACCGTGGAGCTGCCGCAGTTCTACCACAAGCCACGAGCCCGGCCGTGCGGTATCGCGACCGGGCTCGGGTGGAAAAAGTGGTGCCCCGTTCTATCACGACGACCATGGCGCGCAACAGACCGCGAGCCCGGCCAGATGGGGACCGGGCTCAGCGGCGGACCCCAATCGAGAGTGCGAGAGTCGGCTGGGGTAGCCGTAGGCTACCCCAGTGTTCACGGCCGCGCCAGCCGCCGGACCGAGAAATCCGTGTGAGAATGGCTGGCGGAGTTGTTGAGAGAGGCAGAGAGGAGGGACAAGCAAGTTCCTGGTGTTCGCCTTCCCCGACCCCGGCGCTGGTCACCGCCGGGGTCGCGGTCTGTACAGAGAGCGAGCCGGCCAGTGGTGGCCGGCTCCTCTCATCAAGGGCCGCCTCCAGGCGGCTCCTGTGGGCCGGTGTAGCCGAACTCGGGCGTGTAGTCGGGCACCTGCTCGTCCACGGCCCGGCGCTTCCCACGATCACCTCGCCGGTTCGGCCCGTAGGTACGCTCGTCTTCATCGGCCGGCGCTCGGCCGGGCGGAGGGCCGCCGTCGCCGGCGAAACCCGCATCATCGTCCTCCTCGGCCGGCGGCGGCGGCTCCTCCTCGGGCTCCTCGAGCGAGGGGTTGATCCCTCGGTCGGGGAACACGAGGTAGCCCGATGGGGTCTGGAAGAACTCGTCGCAGCCCTCGTCCTCCTCGACCTCCTCGATCACGGCCCCCTCGACCTCCTCGATCACGGCCTCGTCGCGATCACCAGCCGGCGCTGGGCTGAACTCTCGGGGTACCCGCGCGGGGTCGGCGCTGACCTCGGCCTTCAGGAGCGCGATCTTCGCCTTCAGGGGTTCGAGCACGCCGTGATGCGCGGCCAGGATCTCGACCGACTCGGCCGGCAGCTCCTTGATCACCACCATCAGGGAAGTTACGGCCTTGGTCATGCGCTTCTTGCCGCTCGCCCAGTGGCCGATCTGGGCCGGGTCGACGCCGATGATGGCCGCGAACTCACGCTGCGTAAGCCCGGTCGCAGCACGGGCTTCTGACACAAGGGTCATCACGCTTGGACCTCCTGATGTGCCCGGATCATCGCCAACAGCCTACCTTGATGAGACGGGGTCATCAAGATCGGGCTCTCACGATGACCTCCGATCATCGCCGGCGGCTCCCGGACCGTTCTTCTCCAACTCGTCGAGCACGAACTGCGGGTGTAACTCGATCAGCCTGAGCAGGTTGCAGGCCATGACCGACGGCTCGCGCCCCATCTCCCAACGCTCGTACGTCGCGCGGCTCACCCCCAGCCGGCGGGCCATGACCCGTTGGCTAAGTCCTGTAGCCATACGTGCGCGCTGCGCCAGGTTCAAGGAAGCCCCCATCCGGCTCGACCTCCACCGTTCTACCCCGCGCCACCGTCGTGGTGGCACCGACCTCGAAAAGCAGTGCTCAAGCAGCTCGGCCTGGCCGGTCCTGGCGCCCTAACGTCTTGGCCCCCAATGCAACTGCCACCATGATGGTGGCACCGGACGGGACCTCGACCAGTCGACGGGACCTGGTCGCGGGGGGTATCAGCTCGCTCGAGTACCCGGCGGCCGGTGCCACCATGATGGTGGCACTGGGCACAGATCGTCGACCTAGAGTCGCCCACCTCGGCCGGCCGGCGGCGGGCTGCCCGCTAGGGGCCTGCGTAACCCCCGCCGGGCCAGGCCGCCTGCCACCACGATGGTGGCACCGGAGATCGATGTGACCTGATTGGTGGTAGGCCGTGGATACGGCCCCATGGCTACTAGCTCTGCACGATGAAGCACCAACGGCCGACGTGAAACCCGCTTGGTTGCTGGCCTCCAGCCGTGTCACATCTTCGGCCGGCCGACATGGTCGTTAGCGCACCCGCCAACGGCAATCGGATCCCAGTGCCACCACGATGGTGGCAGCGGCCGGCGCGGCGAAGCTCACTAGTTCGTACTCGACCGACCGGCAGCACCCGCCACTGAGCGGGCTCGGGGCCGCGTCGCACCACGGGGCTGTACGGGCCTCCTCGAGCCGATTCGGATGGGCAGGTATCAGGCATCGAGTTTTGAAAATGGGGCCGCCAGAGTGCCCGCTAGAAGCATGTATGGGGGCGCGGAGGGGGCGCGGAGGGGGCGTGTGGGCCATAAGTCATAATCAGACCGTGCGGGTGCCACCACCATGCTGGCATCCGTGCGGGTTCCGTTAGGCTCCGGTGCCACCACCATGGTGGCAACCCTAAGTCCTTATGGGAAGATGAGCCGTCATATGTCCTTTTGCGTCGGTATGTGTGTCCGGTCGAGGGCTCGGTGGCAGGGCTTCGAGGTGCCGCATCGACCAGAGTGAGGCGACCACGGCCTCCTCGGCCTGCGGCAGCCAGGGAGGTCGTCCTCTCCTACATAGAGTCCCGATAGCTATACCGGCCGCGACCGTTTTTCAAGGACTTACGTCGAGGGGGGCGATGATCGGAGGTCATCGCGTGAGAGCCGATCGCTACTGAAGGGCCTGTCATTCGCCCGGCGGAGGCAGCCCCTCCTCGAAGAATTCCTCCAGCTCCCGCCGCCGCGCCTCGTAGACGGCCAGGCGGGCCGCGATCGTGAGGTCGGAGACGGCCGCCAGCCGCTCGATCGCCGAGGGCGTCTGGTACCCCTGCCGGGCCAGGTGAGCATCCACGGCGCGCGCGATCTTCTCCGCCCGCTCCTCCGGGGTCCGGGAGAACATGGGGGCGGTGGGCGGCTGGCGCGTCTTCATCGGCCGGCCGCCTTGTCGATCTCGCTCCTGAGCGTGCGGATCGCGCGCTCTCGGGCGGG